ACCAGTTGAGAGTGCTCAATGTATTCTCCTAACTCTGCCTGACGAGCGTCAGGACGCCTTCTTCTTTGTTTCAGCTGCTGGCGCAACTGTCTCTTGCTTCGGGCCGAACACGATGTCGAGCATACGCTCGATCGACAGGTTTTCCTGCTCAACGACACCGCCGAGCCTTCCTTGCACGCGCTCGCCGGCTTCGTACAACGGCGTGCGCTCAACGTACATCCGGCGCACACGGTAAGGCCCCTGTGTTGGATCCGGATTTGGAAATTCCTCGATTGTTACTGCGCCGAGGATGTCGTAGAAATACGGAGCCTGAATCGCGAGCTGCCCCTGCAGGTACGGCCGCGAGCGCCCGTCCTGTCCCGACCGTGCCATGGCAGTAAGGACCACGGCCTCGAGCGGCGCGGTGGGGTGCATCGTCAGGTCACGCAGGTCACGCAGAAGCGCGCCCATGTGACGAAGAAGCTCGCCCCACTGCTGCTGGCTCATCTGCTGCTTGCCAGCGATATTCTCAAGGCACTTCACCTGAAGCTCTGAGACAGAGTCGATGATGAGCGACTTGAACTGATGCTTACCAAGCTGAAGCCACTGAAACGTCTTCAGCACAGTGTCGTAGTCGCGAATCTGAACAACACACGTGTCCCATGTGCCATCCGCGACCGGAGGCTCCTCGCGGAGCGGATCCCAGTACTTGACGACGATGGGAAGGAAGCGATGGCCGCCTTCTACGTCGAGCATCAAGCGAGGGTACGGAGCAGTAACGGCGAATGTTGACTTTCCAACCTTGGCGCGCTAGGACTCGCCGTAGACCATGATAGTCAATGATCGAGCAACGGCGTTTGTCATTTGGCACCACCTCCTTCATGCGCCGCCTTAGCGACGCGTCCGGCAGTGATGGCTTTCTTCCATCTCTGCATCTTTGTAGGGTCTTTCCGAGTCCAATGCGCGTCGCCGCGATTTTTCTCGGCTAGTTGTTTGTTATGAATAAGCATCCTAGCTTTATTCTTTTCACTGTTTCGTCTAGCCTCTTGCATTTTTTCATTTTGCTCACGCGACATAGTTCTTTTTGCGTTTCGCCATGCGTCCACTGAATTGTCGCTCGGTGTGCCCCATGACAAATGATCTGGGTTAAGGCATTTGTTGTTGTCGCATGAGTGAAGCACCCACAGGCCTTCTGGCCGCTCTCCTCTGTAGATCGTGCACACTACAATATGAGCGCCAATACTAACTCCAGGCTCTGCAGTAATCTTGGGTATGTATTTGTAGTTAGGGTACCCAGAGTACTCCCAGCAGCTAGTCTTATCGCCTGCAGTTACATTTAGAACCGAGTGGATATTTTCTATCGTCACTTCGCCTTGACAAGTCGCGAGATGCATTGAATACGCCTTAGGGCCTCTCATAGGAGAGAGGCAGCGCACGCAAGTATATCCGCGTCTAGTCTGCGGCATTGTCACTCAGTTCCTTTCTTTTCGGTTTCGTAGTAACCATATGGGTCGGCTACTTCGAACATTTCAGAAATTGCCTGCTCTGCTGCGCTGCCATCGTCAATCATGTGGCACACGGTATAGAACTGACATTTCCAGCTACAGTCGCGGCTAGGCCGCGGATACGCAACGAACGCGGGGTCCTCGCCGTCGTCAAGCGCCTTTCGCGCGCGCATAAGATCAGCGATAGTGCCATGGATGCGCTTCCAAAACGAGCGCAGCGTGAACACATTATGCCGAACCTCGACTTGCTCATAGAACGGCGGCTTAGCGTTGGCAGAGCGCTTTACTTTCTTGAGAAGAGTAAAGATACCACCGTCGCAGCGTTCGCCGTCTTGGTTGGTCGTTGCCTCGAGCAGCATATATGTAAGAATCTGCTCGTTCATGTGAGACATCTTGTTGAAATCAGTGAATGAACCGCCGACGGTTTTAAAGTCGCGAAAGAAACGCACACCATCCGCCTTGCGACGAACGCGCATGTCAAGCTTGCCCTGGAGCTCGACCTCACCGTTGAACAGCGGAGCGATGATGACCTCTTCGGTGGAGATCATCTCAAGCTCGAGGTCGATGCCTTCGTCATCAACCCACTGAAGATAGCCCTCGAGCATGATGCGCCCGAGCTCGGCCTCATTGTCAAGGTCGTGAGTGTCACGCCACTGCTCGGTTAGGATTTCCTTGTCCCGTTCGACAAGATTCGCGTGCGCCTCGAGAAGCGGCGTGCCCTGCGAGTAGTACTCATCGAGCGCGGCATGAATTCGCGTGCCGAGCGCAAGGGCGCCAGTAAAGTCCTTAGATCGCGGCTGCAGGCGACGGTAGTACGTAAGCCACCACTTTCGCCTGCAGTCCTTGAACGTCTGAATCTCAGAGTTTGATAGTCGCACTACACTCACAGTTTACCGTCCTTGTCGTCACGAAGCATTGAGAGCAGCTGCGCCTTGTCGCGCACGATCTGCTCGAAGTTGTCTGCCTTAGTGTCGAGCGCCTGGATCACGCGCTCCTCGATGGTGCCGTCGGTTACGTAGTCGGTGATGATGATTGAGTCGTGAATCTCTGACCCGATTCGGTGCACGCGATCAAGCGCCTGCTTGTAGTCGACAAGCGACCAGGGGCGCTGCAGCATAACAAGACGGCGCGCCGCGGTAAGCGTGACTCCGACACCGCCGGCCTGCGCTGTAAACAAGATCCACTTGATATGGCCGGACTGAAAGTCGTCAATCGCCTCTTGTCGCTCGTCCTCGCTCTGTGCGCCTGTAATAAGGCCGTGCGGAATCTTGGCCTTTGCCATCGCGGCGCTGAGAATCTCAATAAGCTGGCGAGACACGGCACATACCGCGACGCTGTCGTCGCCAAAGTCGCCGGACGAGATGTCGTTCATAAGCGCGTCGACCTTGGCGGACGGCTCGGCAAGAATGACACGCGGCTCGCCTGTTGTCTCGTCGACTATAATCTCTGCGTACGATGACGCGAACTGCAGCAGTCGCGTTGTCTGCGTGAGCGGGCTTGGCGCGGTAAGCGCCTCGCCGCCTTCCAGCTCGGCGATCATCATGTCGCGCATCTGCTGATACGCCTTCTTCTGCTTGGTAGACATCTCGACGTCGCGGCGCTCGAACATGACCTCGGGTAGCCAAGGCAGCACGCGTTTCTTGAGCATGCGGCGCATGCGCGGGTTGATTGCCGCGTAGAACTCGTCCTGCATGTGCGGCTTGACGCCGAGCACCATCATGCCGCCGAATGCGTTGAGCATCGTGTCGACGGTGCGGTCGACCCAGCGGGTTTTGCTCGGCCATTCCTCTGGCGACAACCAGTGCAGGATCGACCAGAGATCGAGAACGTCATTGGCGATGGGAGTTCCGGTAAGCGCGAACCGGAATGGCGCATCGGCGGTTGCCGCCCAGAGCGCACGAGTCTGCTTGCTCTTGGGCTCCTTGCTGCGGTGGATCTCGTCGGCGATAACGCTCTGGAACTCGATCTCATTGAGTTCCCGCTTGTGAACCTCGCAGCGGTTTTCGCTGACGCGCTCGTCGTGGCCACCGCAGTCCTTGCATCGAGCGAGGGCAACCGATCCGTAGGAGGCGAGGCGCGAGTGCGACCGTAGAGATTCCCAGTTGATGACGTACACGTCCGCGTCGGTGGCTAGTTGCTTACGGCGCTGACCGGCGCTGCCCTTGATGACCTCGACGTTGACGCCTGGCCACCAGAGCGCGAACTCACGCATCCAATTCTTCTTGAGCGTGTTCGGGCAGACGATGAGCGCGGGAAACACCTGCTCGCCCTGGTCCTGCAGGCGCTTGAGCGCGCGGATTGCCTGCGCGGTTTTGCCAAGGCCGGGCTCGTCGGCAAGAAGTGCGCGCCGCGCGGTGGCCAGGAACTCAACTCCTGCCCTCTGGTGGGGAAACAGGTCGGTATTGTCGCCATTCTCGAGGGTCTCTAGGTCACGAAGAGCGTTGGCCGGGTCGATACGCGTAGTGCGCTCATTTGCGGCCCATTCGGTCAATCTAGGCCCAATTTCGAGGTCGTCACGGAACGTGGATCTAAGGGCTAAGCACGTGGCCCACCCCAGCGGCGCGCGCCATACCTGTTCTTTGTTAGACCAGCTCGCGCCGGGGATACTTTTACAGAGTTCTTTGTACCGCCATTCGGCATCAATCAGGATGGACTTGCCTTCGGCGTCCAGCTCTGTCTTTACTGTCACTCTGTCACTCCTTCCGTATGCAGATAACATACTAACACAAAATCTGCAGAAAGTAATAGTTTTTCTCTAGTATGTACAGATTTTTTACTGGAGTAGTACTATTGGCTTCCAGCCAAGCTTCACTAAACGCAACAAACCGTGCCGTATCGAGTCGTTCGCATGGCCACCACCACCGACGTGCCAGGTGCCGACCTTGCGAAGCGCGTCGTTGGGAAACATCTTCTTGGCGTCCGACGGCGACTGAAACACAAGCTTGGTATCGGGATCTACATCATGGTCGCGCATGATCTGCTTGAGGGCGCCGATCTGCTCAAGACTAAACGGCGCTTGCGAGTTACGCACGGTCTGAGCGTTGATGATGAACCGCTCACACACGACGTCAAACTCAACGTTGTTCGCCGCGCACCATGCAAACGTGTCGCGGACCGGGCGAGCAAACTCATCGGGCTGGTATTCGCCAGAGGACAACAACGCTGGCTCATTGTTCAGGCTAAGAAAGCTGATTCCGGTAGTTTTACCAGGATCAACCGCGAGTACGTACTTCACGTCCATACCACCTTTGCTACTCCGATACGAGCAAGACGGCGTTCGCACCGCTTGCATGGCTTTGACAGCGCAGGGGTGCCGTCTCTGCCAACACGCGCGACATACACTGTTGCGCCGCGCGCACGTGTGCCAGCTGCAGCAATTGCCGCCTCTTCCGCGTGAACATGCGCGATACGCCAGTTATTCGAGTCCGCTGTGCGAAGTTTCTTATTCGTCGCCTCAGCCACAACCACCCCGTTCGCGACGACAACGCACCCATGCCGATACCTGCACTTGCTTGTCGCAGCAATGTCAATTGCCATTTCAAGAAAGCGATTCACTTTTCTGACCTGCTCTGTATGTACTCCAAAGCCAGTGCGATAAGCTCCGCGCTGTCCGAAAAGTGACCAAGACCAGAATTACACCTAAAGCATAGAATACCGCGAATCTTTCCCGTATCGTGATTGTGGTCTATACACGCGACATTTTTTCTAGTCTCGGCTTTGGAGCCGTGTGGAACAAGTTTAGTTTTACAGATCTCACATTTGCCTTCTGACCGAGCAAAGACGTTGAACATTTCTTCTGGGGTAACGCCAAATGACTTAGCGTACTGTGACAGCTTGAAATGATGTCTACAGTATCCTTTCATATGATGATCTTGCTCGCAGAGCTCGACCTCACATAGCGTGCCGCAGCGTCTTTTGTGCCTAGACATAGAATGGCTTCTGGTCTGAAGCCCGCAGACTGCGCACTCAAGAATTTCTAACTTCGAGAAACCTTTCTTACGCTTCTCTATGATTTCCGGGTCTGCCCCCTGTCGCTTAGCTGTCTCGCTGGCAGCTGCGCGCCTATCCTGATCTTCCCATGCTTTTTTCTGTGCTTTAGACCGAGCGATCTTGGTTTTCGGCTTAGCACAGTGCGCCTTTAGCGACTCAGAGCGTGACATATCTAGTACTTATCTCCCCAGTTTTCAAGAGGGCCGTCGACGTCAGCCGAAAGCGGTACCGCCCAACCTTCAGTAGTTGTCATACACTCGCGCACCGTGCGCATAACCTCATCGGTGCTACCTCTCGGGCACTGAAGCACAATCTCATCGTGTACAGGAACAATAAGGAGCTCGGTTAAATCTGCTTGATCCATTTTGATCAAGTTTGCCTTAAAGATCTCCGCTGCCGATGACTGGACCAAGTAATTCACAAGAGTGTACACTCTATTGTCGTCGCATGGTACTCGCCGGCCAGTCCACGTTCGGACGTATCCTTGCCCTTCCTCGCGCAGCCTGCGCATTCCGACATCTTCAATTTGCTTCGTGAACATTGAAACTCCCGGAAACCTGCGATCAAACGCGTCTGAGACAGACTGCATTTGCTCTTTAGACACGCCGGCGGTGAGTGCCTGCTTCGCGACGCCTGCGCCGTACAGACGACCATAGACCATGCTTTTCACGAGACCGCGGCGCTTATCGCTCTTCGACATTGACGGGTCGCCGTACACTTCACGGCCAATTTCCGTGAACGGGTCACTTCCAGTAGCATCGGCATGGTTGAACATGTTGATCAGTCCCGGGTCGTTTGACATGCTAGCTACAAGGCGAAACTCAACCTGGTCGAGATCGGACGTGATAATCACGTGATCCTCGTCCTTTGGAATGAAGGCGGTACGCACCGTGTCATCGCCCTTCGGCAGCGTCTGCAGCGCAGGGTCGGTAATCGACATCCGCGACGTGCGCGCGCCTAGAGTCTTCACCGACGGGTGAACTACGCCTCCGATAGACTTGGTTAGGAAGTTCAGAAAGTACGTGTTCGCTAGCTTGTCAGCCTTGCGCTGCTTGAGCACGATCTCAGCGAGCTGCCTAACCTCATCATTGCCGTTGATCTGCAGCATCTTGAGTTGGTCCTTGGTACACGACTTCTGCCCGGTAGGAGTTGTCTCCGTGATCTCAGCTCCGAGCTTCTCGAACAAGCGCACAAGCTGAATGTTGCTCGTGATCGAGGTTCCGCCGTACGTCTGCTTTGCCCAGGTCTTAACCGACTCGGCGTACTCGGTGAGCTCATCGTACTTGCGCTGCGAGTACTCAAGATCTACGCGGGCGCCATTGAGTTCCATCCGCGTGACAATTCGACGCGCAGCCATCTCGAGCTCGTACGGACGGTTATACGCACCGCCAGGGCCGCACTTGTCCCAGAACATGTGCCACAGGCGCATCGTCAAGACTGTGTCAAGCGCACCGTACGCCCAGTATGGTTGGAAGTTGATCGGGACAGTGCCCCACGTCCAGCCGTTCTTGGCCAGCTCTGCGTCGAGTGTGTCCTGCAGCGCCACCGCGCGACCGTCGACGTGCAACGCCGCGAGGCGCTTGAGCGCGCCGGAGCCGAGAGGGTCGATGATATGAGCCATGATCATCGTGTCATGCGCACGGTGCCATGGCATTTCCCAGCGTGATCGAATGTCAAACCAGCGCGCCTCGAATGCGATGTTGTGACACACGATCGGGCCGTCGAATCGGTCCATGGCCTCGTAGAAGACGCCGGACCATTCCTCCCATGGAATCGACCAGCCCTGCATCCCATCGCCGACTTGCACCAGGCGCAGACGCCCGTGCCATGGTGACAGCGCATCACCGCGAGGGTTGCCAGGTAGCTCCCCGGTCTCAGTGTCAATCGCGATTGCGTTTAGCGGGCGGCGCTCACCGAGCCAGCGAAGAAACTCACCGGCCTTGTCGACAGAGTCGACAAGGTGAAGCTGAACATCCGCTAGGTTATTTGTTTCAGACAAGCGAGTCAACATCCTCTCGAGAAAAGATCGAGACGCGCATTCCGCACGACCTGAGGTACTCGACGACAAGCTCTGGCTTGCGGTGCTTATCAGCGTCGCGCAGGCGCATGACGACACGGGAAAGACCAGAGTTTGACACAGCCTTGGCGCACGACATGCACATGGACTCACTGACGTAGATCGTCCCTCCCTCGACCTGCGAGCGATCCACGTACAGAAGCGCGTTCAACTCGCTATGAATGCTCGGGCACTGATCATAGGTGTTATCAAGCGGAGCCTTACCCTGCGCGCGTGGGCAGAAGTCAATGCACTCACCGTTGCGCGGGTAGCGCGCCGCTGGCCCGTTATAGCCGGTCGAGCAGATGCGATTGTTCGCCGACACGACAACCGCGCCAATTCCAGCACGGGAACAGCGACTGCGCAGAGCGACAATATCCGCTACAGCCATCCATGTCTCGTCCCACGACGGGCGATCAATCGTCGTCATCGCGCGCGTCCTCGATCGCGGACCCCGCGCCAAGAACAATGCTGCGCGCAATGAGATCAAGTGCCTCACGGCGGGTGAACCCGGCGTTTTTGAGCTCCTGGTACAGCTCGTGCATTTGAATTGCGCCTGCACGAAGCGGACTAACGCCGCTTGCCTCGGTGCCTTCGTTGTCCATTCGACTGCTCCTCTACTTCGACTTTTCTTCGTTGTTGCGAATCGACCGCATCATTGAGTCAGTGAACCAGCGCTCATTGTCGTCCAACCGCTCAAGCGCTGCAGTGTCATGAACGGCTTCGATGCAGTTTAGCGCGCTACTCGCTACGTCCGACCAAGCACCACCGGTGATAGTAGGCACGTTAGTGTAGCTGCTCGCGTACTCGAGCTTTTCTGCCGCGTCGTAGTTCTGCTCGTAGATATGCAGCGACCCGACGTGATGCGCGTACATCCCGGGTTCAATCCCGAGAACAGAGGCCATCGCGATTTGCACGCGAGTAAACTGAAACCAGTCATACGCAGCGCCGAGCCAGACGTCATTTGAACGCATGTACACGCTCATGTTCAACTTGCCGTCGCGCACGCGAAATTGATGAAGAATGGTACATGGGTAGTCGCGCTTTTCTGGCTGAAGATCGAGTTGCGGTGCCCAGATTGTCACAACAGCCTGCCTGGTATCTGGGTCATTTTTAATTCGCTCGATGATAGTTTCATACTGCCCATTCGTGCGCAAGCCGTACGCGCCGTGAAATAGCCCGTTGTCCTCTGCGTAGTTCGCGAACTGCGGGCCGATCGCAGTTACGAGGTTTGGCACGCTTACGCCAGCGAGTAGCTGAAGTGCCTCGACCGCGGCGATACCTGGCACAGTACCGCGGTTAACTCCGAGCGGCAAAGTGTTAAGCGCATCGTCAATAAAAATCACGGCGTCTTCGATTTCGCGTGTTTTCATTCCACGAGGCGAAACTTCCTTGCCGTTTTCTAAAACCCATTGCACAATGTCGACATAGCCGTTGACGCCATCAGCGACATGCTTGATCTTTACTGCAGAATCCACTGCGCGCTCCCAACAGGGTCAAGGCCACGGGCAAATTGCTCGATGGCGCGTCCGTATTGCTCTTTGTCGCCGGAATGAAACCGGCGCACGTATTGAGGGTGCGCAAGAGTGCGCACGGGGATCTCCGCGTCGCTTGCCGCGCGCTCTGCCTCGCGCCCAAGTGCGACAGCAATCGGTGACCCTAGAACGCCCCACAGCCTTTGCAGACGATCAGGGTCACGAATATCGTTCGCGTTCACAATGCCGACGCGTGGCCACAGCGCGTCAGGCAACGCAGAAAGAAGAAACTCGCCCGAGTTGTTGTTCACCGGCATGAAGGGCAGTCTAGTCTCATCGCCATACTCGCTGGTGATATTTCGCCTATCGCCAAGAAGAAGAACTCGAGGACTGGTAGAACCAATGTACTCAGGAAACATTGCGCGAAGCGGGGCAGTTTGCTGCTGCGCAAACACGGCGCGATTCACAACCGCTTCGGCCACTCCGCGAAGCGCTGAGAGACCCTTATCTCCCGGCCTGAGACGTTCAACGACAGACGGGGCAACCGAGATGCCAAAGTCGTATTGCTCGACGATCGCGGCAAGCTCATCTACTGACACAAAATCATCACCGCGACGCTCAAGGCGCTCCTGCAGTACTTCAAGAGGCTGAGTCATTACCCATGTTGTCGCGCCGCGAGAGAGCAGAAACAATTCAACCCACCGCCAACCTGCAGCGCCGAGCAAACCGTACCCGTCCAGATTAGTATGAGGGCGCTTGAGCGGCGCGTACGTGACCTCGCCCCAGTGCCATCGGTCAGCGATAATTGTTGCTCCAGATGTCGCGAGATCGTCAATCGACATGACGTATTCATTCAACACCCAGCGACGAGATTCCTCGAGCGGTCGACCTTTATGGAAGGTGTTAATCGGTGAAGCGCCGGAGATTTTAGATACTGCGCTTTTTATAGCGTCCAGCATGGAGCTTTTTCCGACCGCGTCCGGACCTTCAATAATGATGAACATAAGCGTCCTTCGTCGTTGTAGATTGTGATTATATCACACCTTGCGGTTGAGGCGTAGGGCTATGGGATAACTTCGACGCGATAGATCGCTTCAATACTTGGGTCAACAGCAGAAGCTTCGTCAAGCAAGCGTTGAGCGACGTTAGTGAGATAGCGCGCGCCGCCTTGATCATACTTGTACAGGGCTTCAAGTACCGCGTCAGGGTCATCGCTTACCTGCGCCCAGTAGCGGTACTTTTCCGGGAACACCATCATGGCCTCTACCGACGGCTTACATTCTGCGCAAGGAATAGCCGCCTGCGGCAGCGCGCTTGCCAAGGACTCGTGTAGTCCGTAGCGCTTAACCAGTGGGCACGCGGCACCGTGATACACGAGAGAGACGCCTACGCGCGACAGAACGTATGAGCCGCTCTTTGTGCGATACAGCTTAAACTCGATCCATCGATCAGAGTTCCGGCGCCACGAAGTCGAAGATCCCAGGAGAGTCCCGTCAAATTGCAACTTCCGCGAACCATCCATTACCTCAAACATGACGTCTCCTGAGCTCGAGTGCTAGCTTGACATTATTCCGAATCATCTTTATTGCTCCGGAGCGCCTTCAACATCAGGCATAACCGCGTTTATTTCATTTTCTAGTTCTGCGATTCTTTTGTCTCGAGTCTCAATCTCCTGAGTTACCTGAGCCTTTAGAACCGCCATCTGGGTCTCGTAATTAGACGTAATCTGCCCAATGCGATTCTGCAGCTCATTGAGAACTAGCTCCAGTGTCTCCGACATTTTACTCTGCCTCTCTGGTCGTTTCATCCATACATCTACATCAGTCGCTCACGTCCGAGCTACCTTAAAACACCCCAGTACCCGTAACCGCGAAATACTGGAGCCTCTTGCGGATCAGTGTATTCTTCTCCATAGGTATTGCAAAGACTTTGGAACATAAGTATCGCGTCTGGAGACATCTTAATAGGCGGAGAGAAAATGACATCGTATTTCAGACAATAAGATCTCGCCCAAGCGCACAGGGTAGAACCAATAGCTCTACGGCGGTATTCTTCCTCGACATATAGTTCTCTGCAGGCGCCATCTTTAGTCCAAGATACGTAAGCCTGAGGTAGCGGTTCGGTAAACGATCTTTCCGCAAGCTCGATAACGGTTCCCTCAGTGTTTCTGCTGTCAAAAAACAATGAGGCTACGGTATCTTCCGAGACCGGGTCAGGAGATACTTCTATCCATGCACCAGCAAAAGCCGCCGGCCATACTCCTGCCTCGATCGATGAATCGACTACTATATTTAGATCACTCATGATCTTTGCCCGTCTCTCATAGAATCTCGTCGGCTACATCAAGATCAATAGTCTCAAACTGAGTAAACACTTTTCCAGCATTGAAAAGATGGTACTCTGACGCTTCGTGGCGCACGCCGTATGTTTGCTCAGCGCGGCTGATCATCTTGGTCACAGGCTCATTGTAAGAATAAGGCTTAGGACCGACGTACTCGCTTCTTGTCTGTGCCGTGTGCATGCAAATCATCATAGCGATCGCGCTCGCGATGCCGTTTCCACGTTTTGCCGGCCGAACGTACGTGTCAAATATCTGACGTAGTTGCTTATCCCACGACATATATGCGTCGGGGTAGTCCCGGGGAAATACGTTAAGAATCGGCTCAGATGACTCAATGATAGTCCCTTCCGGATACGTATCATTGAAATACAGCGCTATAGTGTAGATACTTTCTGATTCGATGAAGTTCATCCAGCACCCGGCAAGATCCGATGGCCAGGCGCCAGTGGTAAGGCTTTCGATAAAGGCTATCCCGTGCGCGTACCCGGGATTCTCAGGGCTCATTGGTATCGCCGAAATAAACGGCCTGCTAAATAAGCTACTCACTTTAGCGCCTTAGCCAACACGGTAGACCCACCAGTCCGAGAAGGTAAAACTCTGCTCGGTACCTAAAAATGACTTGTTCTCGATTTTAATGATAGGTCTAATAACTATATTGTCGCTAGGAATAGTCCAGTCCCACGTGTACACCTTGGTGCTTTGATCCCACACAAGTGGAGTCTGCGCCGGCACTCTAGTGTCGCTTAGATTAGTCGTTCTTGTGTAATTTACCGGAGGGCCCCAGGAAGTTGCAAGATTGGCTGGTTTAGACTGGCCAGGTACCAGGTTAGCTCCGCCTGAAACTCTGTTGCCCCAAAACCCACTGAGAAGCGTTGGAAGCAAAGAAAACTGATCAGCCGTAATTGCAGCAAAACGATCTGTAGTTGTCCCAAAACTCGTCACACTTGCAATAGTTGTCCAGGTTGATCCGTCAGCACTAGATTGCACTCTCCATGAAACAGGGTCGCGGTAGTCGGCGTCATTAGCAGTAAAGAGCCTGTACCCAGCCACAGTGACAGGGGCACCGAAGTCAATACGAAGAATAGATCCGGTTCCGGTAAAATTAAGCCACTTGGTACTGGTATTAACTGATCCGTCTCCGGTTAAGTCGCCAGCATTTGCCGGACCTTCCGCCCCAGGAGATGATCCGTTCGTGTTCGTGTACGTTCCTCCAGACAGATTAGCAAAGTTTTGGCCGATCATTGTGAATCCCGACAGTTGCACATAAGAATCTCCACCGCCGCCGCGAATGGCGTCAACTACGAGACGAAAGAAGCGCGCGGTAAGACCCGTCGGGGTGGCAGGGTTTCTCGCCGAGACGGTTACTCGAGTGCGGTAGGTTGCTCCTCCTACGGCATTTAGCTCAAACTTAGGTTTGAGAATACAGTCGCTCAGGCCGTTCCCTTGCCCTTGGCGCAGATAGACAGTGCACGCGCCCGACCCGGCTACAATTCCGGCCGCGTACCTGCCGTGCCCTTTAGGCGAGTACGCCGGGTCTGAGTCTGCTGGATTAGATGACTCCGTACTAAAACTGTATTCTGCGGTGCCGTCATGTCCAGTAAAGTAATTGCTCTCCGTAATATTGAAAGTTGGGTTAAGACTGTACTGCCAAAAGGGGTGCGCGGCTGGTAAAGCGTGCGACCCGCTCGTTGGACTTTTATTGTTGCCATAAGCAATATTCCATACACCGGAATTATTCCAGTAGACATAGTTGCCCGCGGTAAGACTGCTGCCAGACTTTCTTTGAATATCCGCCGGCACTCTAAGTTTTCCGTCTGACGTCTTGTAAAGAATCATTAGAACACTACCACCAACGCATTGGCCGGGAACGTAGACGCTGCCGGCACGCTTGCTGACGCGAACGCGCCGCCATACCAGGCTTCTCTAGTTCCGGTTACGTGGTAGAACCCGGACGTGGTTATTGTCGTAGAAGTGGGGATGTAGTCTCCGGTAACCTTGCCCCAGTTTACTCCACCAGCGGAGCCGGTGCGAAGCACAGAACTATAGTCAGATGAAGATCCCACTGTCCCGAATGACAATGTTAGAGTGCCAGAACCTGTCACAGGCGAGCCGGACACGCTAAAGCCAGACGGAGCCGCCAGCCCGACTGATGTAACAGACCCAGACCCGGACCCGCTGCCTGGAGTGTACCAGGCAAGATACCCGTTGCTATCCTTACCAAGCACCTTGCTTGCTGAATCACTCGCGCCAGAAGGAGTTGGTATTCCGATGATCGAAGAAGTCGAACCTGCGCTTAGTGTAAAGTTAGCAGCATTAAACTGAAGGTAAGAATTAGCTCCAGCTTGAAGTCTAATTCTAGGATTAGTAGTGCCTGTCAGAGAATCATACCCGGCTTCAATGAATGGGTAGAACGACGACGACCCCATGGCGATGCCTCTACCGCCGCTGTATGTGACAGTGTACTTGTTTAGCGCTGAGTCAAACACTGACCCTTTCTCATTAGCAGCAGAAGAGTCTGAAAAGACAATGCTTCCATACTGGTTTCCTGTTCCACCGTAGCCTGTAAGACGCAGAACGTTGTTGACGTTGATTCCGCTGTACGTCCCGGAGTCGTCGACAACTACACCGGTGCCAGATCCTACAGTTGTCCCACCAACAAGCTGACCATTGATGTTAAGCGCTGCTCCGTCCCAGCGCATGTATTTCGAGGAGTTGCCTATTCCAAACTTAGGTGTACCAGAGTCATACCCTAGATACCACCCAGCCGTACTGGAGTTAAATGAAGTCTTTCCGGCGCTATAGATCTGTCCGGCGTTCGTCATGACGACGCCGGTTCCGAGACCAGAATTGACAAGAGACAGAATAGCGCTACCAGTGGCGTCAGCTTTAAAACTTAGCAACGTCCCGATGTCGCCGCTGTTGATGCTTATCGTGTCGGCTGAGATCGTAAGTGTCTCTGTTGCGCTATTGTACGACAGCGCCTTGCTAGTTCCGCCAACCCTAAATGTAGCAGATCCACCAGTAGCGCTCAACACCCAGTAGTTGTTTGCATTGAGGTACAGACCGTCGCGATCGGGTGACGTCATGACTGTCTTACCAAATGCGTACGTTGTCCCTTGAATGGTTAGCTTGCCTTTGACTGTTCCACCGGTCGGGTTTGTTGTCCCCTCGAATGACGAGTCACCAGTTGCAGCATCGACCCAAAACGTCTTTGTTCCACCTGTGTAGCCAAAGATGCCGTTCGAATTCATCTCGACACGTGTGTTGTTGTCTGAAGTTTTAAATGATCCGCCGCCTGTTAGTTCGATGTCTCCGCCGACTAGCTTAAGCAAGCCAGTCACCGTGTCGTACGTCAGACTTTTTGTGGCAGAGCCGACGCTAAACGCGGCCGAGCCGCCCGTATTCGAGATTGTCCAATGATTATTCGCGTCAATGCGAATACCATCGCGATTAGTTAGAACGTTCTGACCAATCTCAATGCGGTCAACAGCGCCAGCAATATCGCGAATACTTAACTTGCCTTTTACTACTCCAGCAGTTGGATTTACCGTGCCTTCAATGGTAACCGTGCCGTTAGTATGCGCTGAGATTAGATTTCCGGTGTCGGAACTTCCAACCTTAAAAAAGATAGCGCCTGACGGGTATTCCGCAAGAGTAGATGACGGGCGATACCACCAATTAAATGGTCCAAGGCGAATACCATCCTGCTGCCCCGAGATATTCGGGCCAACCGCGACGCTTTCCGAGCCGGTGCCCACAAGAAGCTGGCCAGAGATACTTAGACGTCCAAGACTATCACTCGTGTTGAACTTAAGATAGTCGTCGCCTTCTTGAATAAGCAGCGAGCCTTCGCTTGCATCAAGGCGAAACAGCGCCGGTAGACTGGCCTGCCCGGCTTCATTAGTAACAGTAATACCGCTGCCTACCGGATTCTTAAGAACCGTAATACCCGCGTACACTGGTGACGAGTACTGAACCTCCGCTCCAGCCGCGTGTGCAAACGGAATCGAGTCAGTCGCGCCACGCACAACGGTAAGAGTTGTCCCGCTTCGCGACGTGACGGTAACAAGTTCCTCGGTTGGTAGACCATAGTCTACCTTGATGGTAAACACGCCTGAACTAGGCATACCCGTGGCACTAGAGACAATGAACGTGGTCGACGTAGCGGTGACAGCGTTGACAAGCGTAGTTGTCGTCGTAATGATCCCGTTGCCGCCGGAAATCTCCAGGCGAGTCTTACCCTCGGGCGTCGGATACTGACCAACGCGAATGATCTGCGCGGCGTCAAGTGTGCCTGTTGCAATTTTTCCAGCATTTAGAAATCGAAACGCCGCGTCGCTGAATGGCGCCGGCTCCCAAGAATCGCCGTCCCACTGGTACGGAGTATACTTAGGGCGACCGTCTGTCGTATCAATCGACGTGTCATACCAAATATCGTCAACAAGGTACGTGCCCTCATCAGGCGCCGTCGGGCTGAAAAACAATGAGTTCTTGCCGTTTGCCGCGTTTGTAGAATACTCGGCCGAGGCAATCAGCGCGTCAGTAAGACCGTACCCTTGCTCCTCGGTCGTGTCACCGGTTGAGTCGCCGCTACTGTACGTCTGCTGAAGAAGCGCAAGAAGCTCCGGGCTGAGCTTATCAAGCGTGATCAACCCGGGCGCGAGCATGTCCGCGGTAATACTCCAGGCGTCAACACCCGACCGCGGGCGCCGCTCAACGGTCTTAAGTCGCCGATCAAGATCGTTGAGGTTTTGGCCGAGGTTCTTCTTGGCGGTCCTACGTCGACTGGTTGCCAATTTCCTCCACCTCCACGTCTCTGATCAGCTCAAGGTCTACCTTCTCAGGCAGGCCATACGCGTCCGGTACGTCTACTTTAAACCCGTAGATCTTCCGAACGATAATATCATCGCGTGGCTCCTGGTCACTGGCAAGACGCAGACGGACAAACGCGTCATCAAACAACAGCGAGCACCAGTCCCCGGGCGCGTACGTCCCAACCTGCGGGTCAAGCGACCCGTTAACCGACACGGTCAAATCATCGATTGGTGGGAGAGCCTCGCTCAGAAAACTCTTCGCTTGATCATATAGATCAATCACGTCGGACTGCGAGTCGATCTGCTCTGTCGCGTCGAGGACAGGCCACCCCTCGCGCAGGAGCTTCTTTGACGACGCACCGGACATTGGTTGCTTAGTGTCGTCTCCGCCGATCGTCGAGTTCGACCCGGTAACCCACATACGTGTCGCCGCGTTCTCTGCAGACTCCTCGAACTTGAATGACGCGATGTTTCCGGGGTAGTCGAACACGTACTTATCGGCGCCCAGGCTCTGCAGGCTGCGTACCTCGCCGGGCTCCGGGTCGTCCGGGTAGTCGTACCCGGAGATCACGAGTGTGCGAGTGAACTTATTGGTCTTTTCATCAAACGCGCAGTCGATGCGATACTCGAATCCGTCAGGGCCGGATGAGATCTCTTCAAGAACCTCTCCAATGCTTTGCAGATTGCTTCCGATGAAGATGTCGCGGCGGGCAAACACGCCCGCGTTTGTCTCCTGGCTGAAGTCAATGCCGATATCCGAGTTGTCGGCAAACCCGCCATAGGTACCAGCGTACACTCGCGGGCCAAGCGTGGCAGTGCCTCCGCCTTTAACTTCGATCGTGTCAGTGAATGCCGCGATTTCGTCGCGGGCAAGCTTGATGTCCTCGAACGCAAAGTCGCTTGTAATCTTGGCGCTTGCCGCGCCTGGAGGGTTGACATCGTTGCCAGCCGCGTCAGGGTACTCAAGCGAGAACTTAGCGATCGTTCGAAAGCGCACGGTAGAGTTGCTTATGTTCGCTGTCAGGTCTTCTGAAATTGTCACGCGCTTGTTCTTCGTGTCAACCGATGCAACGATCGCGTTGGCAGGAATTCCAGTGCCGGACACCGACATTCCCGCGCTAATCCCGGTGACCTTGTCAAGCGTAATTCTTGGCGAGCCGCTTGTGCCAGTCCCGCTCGCGGCAATGTTCTTTACTTCGCCCGTGGTCTTCTTTGTAAGAGTGATTGTGGTCGCGTTGAAACTGTCGATCTTTGCGTCACTCGGCACTCCATTACACGCAACGACCATTCCTTCAACAAGCCCGCTGTTGTCGTCGCCGGCCGCAAGTGTCAGCGTCTGGCTGCCCTTTTCTGCTTCGACGCGCTTCTGCGCCTTCAACTGCTTTTTAAACGTGAAACGGTTAGCGGACGGTGTCCCGTCGATGACCCAGGTCCCGTTGTAGCCCTTGTCCGCGGGCGCACCGTACCCCGTGATCGTGACGCTTTCGCCGATGCGATACCCGTGCGGTTTATCAGTGTAGATTGTGATGACTCCGCCGCGGCTCGTGCGCTTGATGATCTTACGGTTCCGGTCAATTGTGTACGTGACTCGCTTGCTGGTCGGCACCGTGTCAATCTCAAACTCGCCGTCAAACGGCGCGTTAAGACCTTGAACCTTTACCTTGCCGGTTGCAATGTAGTTATGATTGGTCTCAAACTCGAGAGTAACTACCCACTTCTCCGGGCTTGCTTGATAGTCGATTCCACGCTTAGTGATGTTTCGCTGAAAGTACCAGAACGAGTTGCTTAGCGCTTCTCTGTTGTACGCGAGCTTAGTCGCCGAGATAATCTCATCAATGGTTTCGGTCTCATCAAAGATGTCCATGTCAATCTGCGTGATTGACGTTGGAGTGGTTCGCACTCTTCCGCCGTCGACAATGATCTCGTCGCCGACGCTCGCGTTGTGGTTTTCTCCAAATGTCAGAGTAACCTTTTTTCCAACAACGCTGAACGCGGTAATGTCAAGCGTGCGGATCCCGTCATCGGCAGTCGCCACGAGATCAGTTCCAGGGTTCTCATACTCAAAGCTCAGCTCACTCGGGGTCGCCACTACCGAGTACATTCCATCGAATACCTCGTCGACGTCCTTGACAACAACCTCTTGCCCGGGAATCAACGTGTGCGGGCGATCGAGAGTGATTCGCGCCGTGCCATCGGTTCGCTGTTTACCTTTTACAGAGTACGTAGCAGTAAACCCTGGAAGGTACTCATCTCGAGGTATTTCGATACCGGCAAAGTCTTCTGCCGTGCGCTTGACAATATCCCGCACGAACTTGTAGTTATCCATGCTCTTGCGAAACGTGGCGAGCGTTGTAAGAGTAGTCGAGATAGTTTCCGTCGAGTCGGTAAGAATCGTGAATGTAGTATCGTTGACTACTTGATACACGGTCGCGCCACCGTCGAGCGCAGGCTGCCCTGTGCCCGCGATGACGATGTCGTCGCCCACACCGAGAAGATGCGGGCGCGGCGCGGAGCCTGTTCCAGTATCTAGCGGCCTTGTCTTAATTGTAGCTAAACCACCGACTGACGAAAACTCGCCGATCTGAATTGGCGCCTCCATGGCGTAGATGCCAACAGGCGTGCCGGACGATCTGTCAACCAGCGTTTTCCAGATGAATCGGTGATAGAAGTAACTAATGAACTCAGCTGCCGAAATTGAAAGTGTTCGGTCTTCAGGGTCGTACTCACGAGACCAGATGATTCCGCCCCAGACGCACACGTTGTTGCGCATCACGTAGAGCCCGGTACGGCCAGGCATCGTCGAGTTGTATAAGTCGAGATGAAGCGTATCGTCAATGACAGGGATTGAACCAGAGAACTCACCAGCGCGGCGGATCGCACGACCCCACGACACTCCTTGAAACGGAATCTCAGCGAGAAGAGTGTTCGTCAAAAGATCGGTAGTGAAATACCGATACCGCACCGCAGTGTCCATCGTCCCTACCTTAGCCTAGTGTCTTTACCTACGCGAGCCATCCGGATCGGTACTTCAGAGTAACAACCGCGGTAGACGCGGCATTTCCAGCATCTACTACCTTCAAAGTATTTGAGCCTGGAACGAGCTTGATCCAATCTGTCACCGCGGCAAGCCTACCTCGCGCGTACTGCGCTTGATTGTTGAGAAGCACAGATTGCGCGGACGTGTTGATTACGAGTTGGTCTGCTCCGCCGGTTACCGTGCCAGATGACGTTGTTTCCTCGATGATCTCCGAGTTTCCGCTCCCTGTCGTGTTTGTCAGCGGAATAGTAGCAAATGAGATCATTCGCCCACCGGTGCTGGTTTGCCCGTCGGCGTTAACCGGGGCGTTCTCGAACGACGCCAGAGACGACTTAGACCCGTTGCTAATCGGGACCGCCCCCGTCTCAGCGCCAAAGAATTCAATGAGCCCGGTCTTGGTGCTGCTGCTCGGGATGACATCGTAGTAGTAGCTCGTCGCGTTGATCTTGGTAATGGAGCGGTCTCCGTTAATTCCAACTGGCACTCTTCCGCTTCTTAGCGGAGTCCTAAGTCGAACAACGTCTCCGGACTCAAACTTATGCGCCGCTGAGGTAGTCACGGTCACTCGATAGTTCTTACCGCTTGCCTTAGCAATGCTCATTGACGCTGTGCCAATATTGAACGACGGGACCGCGAAGCTGATGGTATCAGTCGTCGCGGCAAGTACGGTAACCGCGATTTCCGCGCTTGTCGTATTGACTGGTCGCCCGCAGCCAGCCACATAAACAATGTCATTGGCTCGGTACCCGTGTGGCGACCAGGACGTCAGCGTGATTATGTCATCAGACGTGCTATTTGACGCCGTGTACGACTTGTACCGCACGGGGCGGGAACGATTCGCGTAATATCGAAGACTTAGCTTATCCGTGGCAACACTGAGGATCTGCGTCGCGCTTACGTTCACGGCAGTCGCAACATTGTCAACGGTGATCGAGTCTCCCGCGACAAAAGTTACCTGCGCACTTGAGTTTAGAGTGACAATCGGCGTAACCGCCGTCGCGGTTGCTGCTCCTGTGGCTAGGGTCGCGAGCGCCGGCACGGACACGGTGAATGTTGTTGTTGTTGGCGTTGACTGAATCTCAAATCGGCCATTGAGCGCAACAGCGCCGGCAGTGAAACCAGACATAAGAACTTCAACACCGGTGACCAGCCCGTGCGCGGCAGACGTCGTTAACGTTGCGATGTTTGACGCAACTACGCGATTCGTGATGCTTACGGTTTCACCGAGCTTGTATGACGTAAACGTTCCAGACTTCGGGATGTTTAGCGCGTATGAAAATGAAGAATCCGTAGGCACGTCGGTAATAACATGAGTGCCATTGAACGCTGTATCGACGCCGGCCACGGTGACAGTTTTGCCGACGTACAGACCGTGCGGCCCTTGAGTCGTGAGAGTCGCGTACCCATCGAAGTATGAGCGCTTGATGACGTTGATCGTCGTCGACCCGCCGGCGAGATTAGTGTTGATCGTTAGCTTTTGATTTGTGGTCGTATTTTCAATCGTAAGTGGGCCAGTCACCGGGCCATTCACTGTGATGATTCCACCGACAGCCGCATTACCTGAGTTGTTCACCGTGTACTCACCGGTCAACGTGGCGTTCTTCGGCGAGATTGTTGAAACCTGGTAGCCATCAGTCTCGCTGCCCCACTGATACTTGATCGGGTCAGCAGCGGTGAGATCCGCTCGAAAACGAATCCGCCCTCGAGCGCTAATAACTTCAATCTCTGGCTGAGATCCGAGGCGCACAAATGCGGCCTTGGTCAGACTGTCGCCCGATTGAACGCTGCCAATCGCCAAAGTCTCAGCAATGTTACTGCCCGTTGACGCGTAAGTGATCGTCAAACCTGTCGACCCGGTCACCGAAAATGTTCCATTGAACGCAGTTTCATTACAGGCTACAGTGACAGAGTCTCCAATAATGAATGGATTTACTCCACTGAGCGTCGCTGTTGTGACGTTAGACGCTCTAGACACCCTTGCAATCTTTGCGGTCTTGCTTGCCTGCCGCTCAACAGTCTTGAGCCACGTGCCAGTATAGACCAAGTTGAGTGCCTGTGCGAGCGTGTCTCTTGCAGCTCGAACCATTCCCGGGTCCGGCACAAGAATTGAGCCTTCAAGTCTCATTTCACGAGCCTGGTAGCGCCCAGAGACGTCGTAAGAACCGTCTCCAAATGACCGTTCTACTCGTGGGAAGTCTGGTTCGGCGAGCGTCCACCAATTCTCGATGTCAGTGCAAACCCAGATAACTCCGTCTGCGTCGCGCGTGTTGAACACAAGATTGCCCAGTGACACGTCGCCGAGAAGCTTCATGCCGGTGATTACCGGCTCCTCCAGAGGTGTTAGCCCCTTGCGAACAAAGTAGTTCTCCTTGCGCTGAAACGCCGGAGTCACGTTTTCGGCTACCATTACGCCGCACCCTTTCGCATTTGCTGCGCGATCACGCGTGAAACGCGAGACGCAAGCTGCCGCTCGTCCATTCCTGGTGACGGATACACATTCACTGTGACCCCGCCGGCGGCTGCAGCGACGGGCGACGCCATCTGGGTCATGTAGTTGATCATTGCCTTGTCACGGGTTGACAGGCCGTTCGGGTCCAAAGGCTCGACGCGCTCCGCGCGACCAGCCTCTGCAACACGTACCAATGTCCCACCGGCTCGAGGGCGGATAACACCGCCGTACGCGAGGTTTGGGATGGGCGGAATGTCATCGCCTGGGTTCAACAGGTTAAATCCTGTAATTGCCATGTTGAGCCCATTGATTAGTCCGTTGAGCAAACCCTTGATTTTGTCAATCACGGCGGACAGTCCGTTTGACAGACCAGACCAGAGTGAACTGGCCGCGCTTGAAACTTTACCTGCAAGGTCAGACAAGAACGGCCAGACCGTGTTGTCCCAGAAGCCCTTTACAAGAGTCCAGGCAATTCGGAAAGGCTGCACAATCCACTTATTAAAGAGCCCGCCGATGCCAGACATAATAGTGGTTATGAAACTCTTCATTGCATTCAAGAACGGAATGACAAAGGTGTTCCAACTGGCCTGCATCCCGCTCCAGATCAGCTTAAACCCAAACAGGATGGGTTTAAAGGCAAGCGCAATCAAGGAAACAATTACCTTGATAATGCCGAGACCAACGCGGAACAGCCCTAGGAAAAGATCAAACACTGGGCTAAGCAGATCAACAACAGCTTGAAAACCCTTCCAAATAAGCTGAAATGTCGGAACCAAAGTATTGACGATAAAGCCGACAATCAGACTAAAGATCGGGAAGAGTGCAGTCGACCACCACCAGCCGATGACTCCGGCAACAATCTTAATGATACCGATCACTAGCTTGAATGCATTAACAATAATGTTGCCCCAGACAAAGCCAATGTACTGTCCGATGGCGCTAAAGATTGGCTGAGCAAAGTTCCAGAAGTTTGTTACCGCGGTCCCGATTTCTTCAAACGCTGCAGAAAAACCAGGCGCAATCTCGTTTGAGAACCATGACACGACGGTGTCGATAACTGGCTGAACGTTTTCAGTCCATAGCGCGACAAACTCGTCAATGTACGGCTGGGCCCCGGAGACGATGCCTTGAACGAGTGAGACAAGACTTTGAATCACGCCGCCGACGATGCGAATGAGGAATCCCCACCACTGAGCCAGGACCTTAATCGCGCCGACGAGAACAAACTGAATGACGGGAACGATGAAGGTTCCTATAAAGTCGCCAAGCGCCTTGAGCGCGCCAAGCACTCCGTCAATTACGCCTTGGCCTCCACCCATCCAGGCGAACGCTTCTTCAAACGCCGTTTTAAGCGTGTCCCACGCCTCAGTAAGAGCTCCGCCGATTGCCTCTGCCATATTCGCCAGCGACTCGCGGAATGTTTCACTTTGCGTGTAAGCTCCGATAAGAATACCAATCACAGCCGCGATAGCAGCAATGATTCCCCACAGTGCGGCGGTGCTTACTCCAAGAACGAGTGCTAGTCCGCCGAACCCACCCTGCGCAAGTGTTCCAGCAAACCCTAGCCCTAGGCCTTTGAACAAACCGATAACCGCGGCAAGTCCACCGGCCAGTCCTTTAAAGACCGCGATGACACCAATTACTGCGCCGCCAATGAACATAAATGCTGTTTTACCGATAGAAAATAGAAGTCTAAACGCTCGAGTAGCGGCAAAAATTACAGCAGCAAACGCTAGAACCTTTGCCACGGTTTCATTCGAGAAAAAGTCAGCAATTATTCTCGATGCTTCATTTAGAATATCAAAGAAAACCTGCAGTGCTCCTGCATCAGTAAGCGCGTCAAAAATTCGAGCAAGATTGTTCGCGATCTCGCCCATTGTTTCCCCGACACCAGTATCCGCCATCTTCTCGAAAGCGGAGAAGAAGCTGTCGATCGCGCCGCCGTCTTGCGCGATTGTGTCGAAGAATTTAGCTACGCCTTGGTTATTTCCTAGCTTGATGAAACCTTCAGCAATTTTTGCAACCGCGCGCCCGATCGCAATCGTGTTTGTCGCGCTATCGCGGAAGAACTGTTCAAGCTCTCCGCTGCCGCTGATTGTCTTGACGAGCGTCTTAAACTTTTCGGTCGCGCCCTCGAACGCATCGAGCAGCATTTCACCGCCGCTGCCCGGACCAGAAGCTGCCTTACCGATGTCCATCAAGGCATCGAATATGTTCCCAAAAATGCGTCCAAGCTGTCTTGCCACGTCTCCGGCGTACGACATGGTGTCAGCTAGAGCGCCAGTTTCTTTGTTGACTTGCAGCGACGTCTTCCAGCCGCCTGTTAGCGTTTTGGTCCACTCCGCAAACTCTTCAGTAAGCGGCCGCGCGGCGTCAAGTAGATCAAGCAAAATGCTGAGAAGATTACTAATCGTTCCGCCAAGGCTACCAATAACCTTGTCATTGGTTTTCCAGATGCGCTCAAGATTGCCAAGATTGTCTGCGGTCGTGACAGTCTTTGAAATCTGAATAGCTACCTTGCCGATTGCGTCGCCTGTGCCTTCCAGCAACGGAATCAGTCTCGGGAACAGATTCTTGACAAGATTGTCGATCGCAGACGTAAGCTGCGGGAACAGCTTACGCCCCGCCGCGAACTGAAGTTTCTTCAGCTCATCTTGAATACTAATGATGTAACGAACGAACGCCTGAGCTTCCGGCGACAACTTAGCCATCGCTTCAGCAAACGCGTCAGCACCACCGCCCGCTCCGCCAAAGCCTTTCTTGAGATCCTCAAGAGCGTCGGCAAGCTCTTCCTCTGCTTCGATGATCGCGCGCTGCGCGTCGCGCCGAGCGCGCTCCGCGTCCACAACGGCGTCCTGATACTCGCGGAACGCGTCAGCCTCACGCTGCTTAGCGTCTGCCACGTCCTTGCTCGCGTCAGCGAGAAGATCGGCGCCGGCGGACCCAGCCTGCGCAGCCTCCTCTTGTTCTTGACGCAGATCATTATTTCGGTCAAGCGAACGGCGGTACTCGAGCTCAGCCTCGCGAAACGCGAGCTCGGCTTCGCGCCGGGCAGCGCTGTCGACCGGGAGATCAGACGCTGCTGCCAACTGTGTGCGCGCCTGCTCGAGCCGCATCCCTGCGCGTTCTTGTGCGAGCGCGGCTTCCTCGACATCAAAGCCGAGCTGCTGCGTCATCTCAGCAGCTTCGCGTTGCGCGTCCTTTAGACGATCAACAGCGTCGGTAGTTTCTTCAATCGACTCCTGGTAGTCGCTCCAGGCGTCTTCAACCATTCGCGCCGCGCGCTCTTCAACCTCGGCCGCGTTTTCAATCGCGTCCGCGAGACGCCGGCGTGCATCCTCTACGCGCTTCGCTGCAGCCTCAGCGGCCTCAGCGCTACCGCCACCGCCACCCCCTCCACCGCCGGCGTTCAATCCAGCAGAAATGGCAGCGCCTACGCCAATGAACGCTACCTTGAGAGCTATTGCGCCTTGGATAAGTGCAGAAAACACTCCAAGAAGGCTGAGTAGAGCTGGCCCTGCCGCTGCTGCCTGAGCGCCAAGCGCAACAAGCCCACTGCCCAGCGCCGATATCGCGGCACCTGCACCGGCGAATGCCGGGCCAAGAACGTAGCCCAGCGTGATGAGGCGACTTAGCGAGCGAAATGTGTTTCGCGCGTCATTCTGGAATTGCCGGCCAAAAAGCCCGCCACCGCCGCCTCCGCGCCGAAATCCTTGCTGAAAACTGCGCCCCACACGGTTGCCCGCGTCATTTCCAATTCGATCCGCGTCACGAAAGCCCTGACGAATATCGTTCGGGACGCCGCGAGTAATCGCGTGGACAATTACATAAGCGTCACCCACGACTGCCATAGACTCTACTCACCTCCTTTCCCGCTAGATCTATTCTTACCTGTTTTTAAGAACTGACTCTTACTTTAGCGGTGCGTCAAGCCCTCCGCCGAACGGTAGTTCTGCGTCTGGGTTAAACGTCGATGCCGGAGCAAATGGCTTGACCGTTTTGGGCTTGGGGCTAAACGGGTCCGGAAGAGGTTCGTCTTCAACATCAAGATCAATGTCGTCGGGCACGCCGAAGCGCCCATCGTTTGGAGCTTTGTCCTTAGGCAGAGCATAGCGGTAAGGAATCTTGTATAGCGTCGGGTAAATACTTTCTCTAATTCCTGACTTAGCGCGCGCCTCTTCTTCAGAAGAAGGCGTGTAGTCAGCCTCAAACATGTAGTGAAGAACATCTAGCATGTCAGAGGCGTTCATTTCTGCCAAGTCGAGACCTTGCATTTTTGCCCAACCATTCACGTAGGGCCAGAGATCTAGTCCCCAGCTGGCGAAGGATCGGGCTGCGTCGTAGGGCGCGTCGCGTACTGCTCCACCAGCCAGCCCGTGATCTCGCCAAGAGTCTCGACCGAGACGATGCGATCTGGGTCATCAAGAAGAGCTTCGAAGCGCGCGTAGTCTTCAGAAACGATCACGTAGTTGAAGAACTTAGTGACAGTTTCAGCAGCAGCACTTGGGTCATCGTCGTCTGTGCCGGCCACTAGACTAAGCAGGAACTTACCCTGAATGGCCGGACGGCAGGAGAAAGTCTCGCCGTGAAGAGCGAACTGCAAAGGCTCGGCGCTTGCCTCGCCGCCGCTGCCAAAATCCTTGAATCGAGTAGTCATGTGACGTATTCCTCTGTGTATCGCGGTGTCTTTGCCGCTGAGGTTTCAACGGCACGTGGACTACAGTATCAAACGAAGCGAGTCTGTTAGGTAGTGATTTGCACGAGTACCAGGATGAGATACCTGTCGAGCATACACAATTCTTCCCCCGGACGAAAATCTTAGATGCTTGCCTTTTCCAATAATTTGGTGCGGCTTAGAACCTTCGTGATGCACAAGCGCGTAGTTTAGCTGTGAACCAATTTTCAGCTCCTGAGTCGGCCCGCGGCGGTAGTGCCGCATGTGAATTGAAGCCATGAGGGCGCCTGAGCGTTTTCCAACTCTGGATTTAGCTGCCATGACGATTAGTCTTCCGCGACGATGCAGCCATCTGCCTACAGCCCCTTGCGGTTCATTGAGGAAAAAATCAAGCTCCGCTGTGCGCAAGCGAACAATCGCCATTACGGCACGCCGAGCGTGATTTGCATGTTGACCACTTGCAGACCGCCTTCAGCCACAGGGGCTTCTACCGTGGAGATTACTCCAAGGCCAAAGCCTCCGTCATCCCATCCGTCAAGATCTGCAGCCATTTGCATAAGAGTCCACGCGTCTACCGCGCTGATTTCCGCGCCTTCCTGAATTTTTTCTGGAGTTGGTGCTTTCCCATGGTTACTGACCACGGGGATGCTCCGCGCGATAGAAACCTGCAGAACAGCGCTTCTCGGAGAATTACAGCGCTGCGGCCGCGAAGCTTCGTCTCCTGGCGGCCCCAGGTACATTTGAATAAACCCTACTGCAAGCTGCTCGCAGTCGATTATTGGCTGCCCCATCGTCCAGTACCTGCGATTAGGGACAGGGACGTTGTACGACTCGAATGCTGCTACTGCTCGCTCGAGTACCCCACTCATCAATTGAACGAGGTTTAGCGCGGACTCGTCGACATCAGCAATACTAGTAATCGGCATCTTTACCTACGACTCAGTGTTTGAAGGCTTTGGAGCGGATTTCGCGCTTTTACGGCTAGTACGGCTGGTAGACGGCTTTTCGTCCGTCTCAGCGGTCTGAGCGGCCTCGAATTGAGCGGTTTCGGGCTTTGAAGCGCGCTTAGTGGGCTTCTTTACCGCGCCAGGCATATCCTCGGGACGAAAATTAGTAATCACAAACATGTCGCTCCTTCTTCCAGAAACTATAGAGTGCTTCCGATGTTGTAGGCGCTAATGACGCTGGTAGATAGCTTGATGCGGACGTTTCCAGAAATGATCCGGACAGTTTCTGAAACGCTAGGATTAGTGAGCGATGGACGAGTAGCGTAAAGATCGTACTGCCCGACGTCTACCATTCCCAGAACTCCGAGGACATCTCGATATCCGGCTGTAAGAGTCACAGTCTCGTCTGACGCGTCCACCGTGGCGCCATCTTGAAGAGTAGTGCTCTTACTTCCGCTGTAATTTAGAATGTCAAGTGAAAGATCCCAGCCCGTGCCATCGGTTAGCCACTCGGCATCGATAGAGGCAAGTGATGCTGTCATTGACCCGCCGTCAGGGGTGACAATCAGGTCGATAGCGCTTTCGCCGTAGATCATCGGCTTGGAAACAGATCGCCGCGCGCGAGGCATGTCGGGCGAAAAGACTCGTGACTTTGAACGAGCGCGGTCAGGGTTAACTGACTTCAGGAAAAGGTCGACCGCGTATAGGCCCGTGCGCATATCATCGACAAAATCTTGATTGTCGAGCAGAGTAAACGAAACGCCTTGCCGAGAAACCGTCGTAACGCGTTCAGGAAGTGCGCAGTCATCTCCTGACCAAAGCTTGACAAACTCCATAGCAAGAATGCGCGCAGCAGCTGCCCCGGCGGCCGGCGGATACGAGCCATATGTGTACGTTACTTCGACGTTGCATGGGGTCCACGGGATTCCAGCCGCGGCTTGAAGAGTCGAATGATCTACGAGGTAATATTTGCTCGAGTCGATAATGCCGCCAGACCGGTTACGCACCGCGTGAATTTTGACGACGGGGCGACCACGTAGGCGAATACGGGACATCGGTGACAAGCCGTCAGAGGTGATTTCGGCATAATTGTCAAACTCCTCAGAAGGAATGTTGTAGATGTCCCGATCGAGAAGAACTGGGTTGTATGTTTTTGAAGAAGCGCCGAGGCGATAAGTCTTAGCCGCGCAGACGTAGCGCTCAGTTACAGTCGCGATGCCACCATACCGGCGACCAGATAGCGCCCATAGAATCTGCGACGCTGCCTTACACGCATCGTATGAGTACTCGGCTTCGGCGTAGTCGCCAAGCTGATCCGGTGTCACCCAGAGATTCGTCATCGAGCCCTCGCTAGTAGTTCTGGCCGATAAGCGAGACGGGCGACGCGCCTGTGTTAAATCAACACATCAGCGCGCCGCCCGTCAAGCGCATTAAGCGGTCGGATCCTCCGTGGACGCGATGATGAAGTCGATCGCGCCGTCGGGGTTGTACTCCTCGCTGCCAGGCACGTTGTAGGCCGTGGTCGAGGTCTGCGACGCGAAGTCGTTAACTGCAGTGTACGCGCCGGTAGAGTCATTCCAAGTGTAGAAGCCCTTAAGGCCGCTACCAGGCGCCCAGGCCGAGCGAGCGTACGAGTACGGACGTTCTGCTGCCACGGGGAACTCCCAGCGACCGTCTGGCCCGTCGCCGAATATCGCGTTGCCAAGACCGTAGCCCTCGAACGTATTGGCGAGCAGGCCGTTCTCGATCACGCGATCGCCTGACTGGCGAAGCTTTGCGTACGGGAATACCCAGTGGAAGTACGGGAGGGTAGCCGCGCGGCGACCTTCCTTAATGGCAAAGGACCAGACTTCGAGTGCGACGCCGTTACCTGCAGGGTCGTCGCCAACAGCGGGTGCTGCCCAGCCGATGCTGCTGCGACTCGGCGCGGCGAACGTACCGAGGTTCTTGCGAAGCAGCAGACCGCCGGAAATCAGAGCAGTAAGCTCGGGGTCGGGCTCACAGATCGCGAGCTCCATGGTGATGCGCTTGAGAGTGTCAGGCGACTTGTATGTGACGCACACGGTGCCATCCGCTGACTTCTCGGTGATCTCATCGCCCTCTTCGTACTCAGGCGTAAACGACACGCGCATGAACGCGGAGGTCGTGTAGCTGTCACCAGCATTATTGAGCAAGTTTCCATCGGCGTTTAGTCGAGTTACTCGAATCGACACGCCCTGGATACTCGCGGCGTAATCTTGAGTAGGCATAACAGCTTTCTCCTAATTTAGTTACTCGTGGCTGCCGTGGATTAAGCCGTCAGATCAACTCTGACAGCGAAGTGGCACGATGGGTCAAAGTACGCCGCAGCCGGGCGAACCGCCTTGATGCGCATGTCGTTGATTGTCACATTGGCGCCCTGAGCGAGATTCTCGTTCATAAGTTCAGGCTTGCCGAGGTGAACGTCTACAGGCCCTGTGCCGTACATCCACTTATTAGTCAGAGTTGCTGTAGTGTTCGATACGCTGATCGGGCCGTCTCCGGAGTATCCGGAGCCAACCACGACGGAGGTGCCGAGTATTGTCGTCAGCTTATCATCTGACCGATACAAGTGCTCAGACCCAAGCGCCGAAGCAACATCTCTGGTTACGTGGATCACGCCACCGGCCCCAGATGGAGAATCAGCGAGCGCGCCTTCAAGATACGCGAGAGCTCGTGCTGCTGATGCTGCCGAAGTGCCGTTGACTAGCGACGCGGCACCTTCTTTACGAAGGTACGCGTTGCTATTTGTAGCTTCCTGGGCGGCAGCACCAGACCAAAGCTCGAACTCAACCGCCTTCTGCGTCGCCGCTTCAAGCTGCGTGAGAACCCGCCTCAACCGGTCCTCGCCCGTGATACTGAAGATCGAGCGAAAATCTTCTACCTCGATGCCGAACGGGACGTACTCGCGGAAGCGAATATCGCCCTCGGCGTTGTAGATTTCTCCGTCAGTAGCCTCGACATCTTCGAGGGTAAGAAGTGAGAGGGTCATCTGCGAGTCAAACTCGTACGAAAACCCTCGCACCCAGCGCTCATCGTATTCGCGAGCCGTGTGCTTCATCACACGGGCGACGCTCAGGAGCCCAAAGGGGGCGGGTTCCAGTTCAGGAGCGGGGTACACTCCGCGAAACACCATTTGATTCTCCTCCAGGTCCTGAGCGTCGAGCCGTGTGACTATGGCTTGCTATTCGCTATTCGGCTTAGTACTCGATAGCCGCTGCGGTCGCGCCACCGGTCGTGTCGCGGAGAGCCGCGGCAACGCCGTTGATGCTGATCGTCGAGGTGACCTTAAGGCCCTCAACGCCAACCTTGGCAACGCCCTCGAAGGTCTCAACGAACATCTTGTAGTCGTTGGTGCCGACGAGGCTGGAATCGCGGATAATGCCGAGATCCAGGGTGCCGCCGTCGAGGAAGAGGAACGTGCCCTCGGCGAACAGGTACCACGTGAACGAGTCAGCGAACTCGTTGAGCGCGCCGGTGCTCTGAGCACCGTACACGTTCTGATCGAGCGAGTACGAGGCAACCACGCCGCGAGCGGAGAGGTAACCGTCGATCTCACCGTAGGCATTGAGCAGGTTGTCGCCAGGCATCGACAGCGCGAGGTCAGCAGCCATCGCGTCCTTCACCCAGTTGGGGGCGATAAGACGGAGAGGAGCGTCAGCCTCGAGGCGATGCCGCGAGCGGTAGGCAACAGCGGCGCGGGAAACCTGCACGAGGAAGTCGCGGCCGAAGCCGATGAGCGACGTCGTCGTGACGGCGGTGCTCCCGTCGCCAATCTTGCCAAGGAGGTACTGCTCAGCCTCGCGGGCGTGCTGGATCAGACCGAGCTCGTTGTGACGAGCGATCAGCTCCGGGTACGCCCGAGTGGCGAGGTTGCCAAACTGCATCTGCAGCGTGACGGCATCGGTGGCAACCGTGGTCTCAGAAGCCGCGGTAACCGTGAGGCTCGCCTTGGTTGCGGGATCCGGCGTGTTGTCCGCGTCGTTAGCCGCGGTCCACACGCCGACAGCGTTAGCGTAGTCGGTCAGGATCGGCGGGGTCACGAAACGAATACCGCCACGGTCGGCCTGGAAACGCGGAAGCGCATCGCGGACCGGACGAGCGGTGGTGCCGATGCCGAAGATCTCGTAACGGTTGACGAACGGAGCCTGGTGACCGCCAGCGGCGACCAGAGCCTCGGGACCGACAACGTTCTGAATCTTCGTCCAGTTCTCCTCGGGGTCAGAAGAGAGGATGCGATCCTCAGGGAACTGGGTGGTGACGCTAGCAACGATGTGCTGCTCACCGTCGCCGCCGTTCACACGGCGAAGACCGTGAAGTCGCTTGGCCATAGCCTCTGCGACCTCGGACATGTTGGAGAGGGGGCTGCCGGCCGTGTAACCCGGAATATCAGCGCCCGCCGTGATAGCCACGGGAGCGGCGGAAGTCCGGGAAGTCGGACGACGGTCAGCCGGAACCTCGATGTCGAGGTTGTCGCCCTCATGGGCTGCGGCAGTCACTGGTGCCTCCGGGTTCTCTTGCGTTGTGGTGGACTCTTCAGTTGTTGAAAGCTCGGCGACTGCCTCGCTCTCGGTTGATGCCTCGGACGCCTCGGGCGTCTCGGCAACAGTGTCTGAGGTGCTCTCCTCGCTCGTGGCCAGCTCGGCCTCGGCGGGGGTCTCCTCGACTGTGGTCTCTTCAGACGCAGCCTCGGCTGCCTCCTCAATGACCACGGAAGCCTCGGCAACTGCCTCGGCCTCGGTCTCAACGGCTGCCTCGGCGACCGTCTCGGTCTCCGTAGCAGCGGTCTCAGTAGCATCGGTCGAAAGCTCGGAAGCCTCGTCCACAGTTGTCGACGCCTCGGTCATCGGCTTCTTCGACTCCTCCTCGTCCATGGGAGCGGGAGCCGGCGCGGGTGCCTCGTCCTCGTCCTCGTCCATGTCCTCGGAAGCGTCGACAGAGTCGCCGTCCTCGGTCTCGGCGCCCTCGCCCTTAACGCGCATTGCAGCCTCGGCAGCTCGGCTAGCGAGCTCCTGAGAAGCAACATCACGGCGCTTGACTTCACCGCGCACGGTGTCAAGCATATCGGCGAGCGACGTCATCGCGTCGACTGTCTGCGGAGTAGGATCCTCCTTCTCGACCGTCTCGAATTCGCTGATGATAGCACTCTGAAGCTCAGCGAGCTGATCCTCGCCAAGCTCGGAGAGCTGATCTAGCATCTCCTTGATACGGTCCACTGTCCCTCCTCCGGGCCAGTCATGACGAACGAGACATGATTCGTTCGTCTCGCTTATCAGTCAAGGCTGAGGGACTTCAACGCAGTAAGCGCGGAGGCACTCCACCCAGGACTGAATATTATATGGTTTTTAAGTCAGCAAGCGAAGAAGCTTGCTTAGTTCACTTGAGATTTCAGATTGGTTCATAAAGTCCCCGCCGCCCTTGTAGCTCTCGAGAACCTTTGTTGCTTCCGCCGCGTCTTCATCACCGATCTTATCGGCGACACGAGTGATCATATCCTCGATTAGATCCTTCAATGCGGGAGGAAGATCGCTGTAGCGGACCTTGGCCGCGTCCTGCCCGAACGGGAGAGGCAGGTTGGCGATGACCTTCCCTAGCTCGGCAGCTGTACCCCGAACGTTCTCCAATGCTTCCGGATTGAGCGCTCCCGCGTCAAGTCGATCGATCATGTCGATCAATTCATTGGCTGAAGTCGCGGCACGCTCGTAATCGCCAGCATTCTCGTTGTTCTCGGCTTCTTCAATCTTTTCGATCACGCTCGTAAGGCCTGACTCACCGATATTTTGCTTAAGGCGAGCAAGTACTCGACGGAAGCGACCGCGGTCATCGCGAGGTTGAGTTTCCGGGGTGTAGCGTCCATCTTCCTGGTCGGAACCCTCAGGAAGCATGGGAACATCCTCGACGTCGACCGCAGGGACCGGCGCGCCGAACTCCGCGATTCGAGCTCGCATCTCTTCGAGTGTCTCATCGATCTCAAATGATGCGTTTGACTTCCACTTGTCCGGGATCAGATCAGGCCGCCCGAGTTGGCGTGCTCGCTTCATAATGTGTCGACGAATCTGCGCGCGCTTGGACTTCTTGCCGCGGCCGTACGCTTGAATCGAATCTTTAAGAGAGTCGATGTTGCTAATCGGGTATGACCCGTCTGGAAGAGCTTTGCCTTCCTTAGCCATCTTCATGCGATACGCCGTGCTGTCGCCAAAACCGTCGTCGTAGCTCGGCTCGCCCTTGACACGCAGCGTAAGCTCAGACATCCGCGAGCGCAGGCGCTCCGCTTGCTCAGCCTTAGCCGCCGAGAAAGTCTCTCTGATCGGATCAATCTTAGCCGAAAGTTCCGCTTGCTCCAACTGCTCTAGTTTTTCGATGCGAGATGCAAGATCCGCCATCGGGTCGGACTTGAGCTTGGCGAGGACACTCGCGCCCGCCGCAACGAGCGCGACCACCTGCCCAGATGCGACACGCGCGCGGGCGATCGGGAACCCAGGCACGTTAACCTGGCAAACCGCGACCAGCTCGAGGTTGCCCTTGATCGGACGCCAGTCACCAGACGGCGCCGAGGCACGAAACGCGCGAACCTGCTCAGGAGTAACGCCAGGGCGCAGAGCGCCAGCAACCCAGATACCAAAGCGGTCCTCACCGGCATGAACATCAGCAACTGCCGAGGCCGTGTCGTCGTAGTGACGAACAGCTTGCTCGGCGCTTGCCTCGAGCGAAGCGTGACCACCGGCGAGCGTCAGCTGCCCGACGGGGATATCAGTACCGTCGTCGGCGCGAATAACCCCCGTGTGGAAGTACGAGTACTTGCTTCGGCTACGCGGCGGGCGAGTGCCAAACGCCATTCCGATATGATCAACGTGCCAAGCAGCGATGTGCCCAAACACGCGACCATCGTCGGTCACTGTCAACGCGGTAGGCTTATCCATTTGCGGGTCATCGAACCAGTCGCGGGGCGGAACCACTGGAATCGCTCCAGCGATCATGCCGCACGCCACGATTGCGGACGCCTCGGTCGGGTCAACCTGCTCGACGTAGATTCCATCCGGGACCACGTCGTCCTCCTTCTTGGTAGCCTGCTCGTTCTGATCCTCGACCAGCTTAATGCCGCATTCCTGGAACGCAGGCTTTGGTACAAGGGTAACTGCCATTACGCGTGCCTTATGGATACGGATCTTGTCTCCGCCGATCCGATCCTCGCTATCGTCGCCAGCCTCAGCCTCGCCATGCTTTGCCTCGAACTGGTCAAGGTCGGCGGAAACACCGCGAATGAAGCCCTCGCGAACCAAGCGCTCGGCTTCCTTGCCGTACGCGCCCGTGTCAAACACTCCATAGGCGTTTCCGATGCCGTTCTCGACGCGCTCCATTTGATCAATCCGACCAACGACGACGGAACCCTCGTGGCCATCCGCGGTTTTAATCTGCCACATGAGCGGGAGCGGGAGCTCGCGAATACCAATCGCGCCAGGCTCAAAGCTCCGGCCATCGCCTGATTCCATGTCCTCGGGGATGACGAGCGGAATGCAGAACTTGGAACCTTCTCCAGGCTGAGAGCCACCCGCCATAAGAACACGATCCTTTGCTGCTCGAGCCTGCGCGTTCAGCGCAGTCGTGAACACGATGTCGTCTTCAGCGCGGATAACATCGGTCGAAAACATTCCCTTGTTGCGCCCGTACATTTGACGGTGAAGCTTGTCGCCCGTCCACAGGCCGGTCGCTTCCTTGTGACGAAGCGCGCAGTAGCCCTTCGCTCGAGGACCCATATACTTGGCAAGATGCCGAACGCAGCGCGTCCAGTCGCCCGGCGTGTTCCAACGAATCTTGGCCGCGCCCTTGCCGTATAGCCAGTAGCGACGCAGCTTCTCCGCGTTACCACGGTTGCGATCCGCGCCGCCCGCTGAGACAAGCGCAACAATCTCTCCGCGTGAACCCCACAGTGGAGTAAGCATCGAGTCGCGCATAGCCTCAAGAGCCGCGACAACAGCTTCTGCGCCGTCAACCTGCGCGAGCACGTCCTCGAGAGTTGGATCATCGAGAACAATGACCGGAGGCGGAGTAGGTGAGTTAAGATCCCGGATGATCTTCTCGTCCTTGACCCACTCGCCGTCAACGCGCTTGAACGTCATTGGTTCGATAGAGTCTGAAGACGCGGGCACAAGCGAAACCAAGTCCATTACCGCGCGAGGGTCGTCCTGCGCGACAATTGCCATGTAGAGCGGCGCGACGTCAGACGTCTCAGGCGTCAGCTCGCGCGACTCGCCCTTAGGTGTCGCCGCAGCGTAGACTGCCTTACGAGATTTCTTATCTTCGACAATGTTTGGGTCAACTAGGACAGGGTTGTACCATGCTCGATTGGGATAGACGTACTTGCCATTACGGCCATTTTGCCGCTCATCGAGCCAGTCCCGCAGCATCGGGTGGTTGTACGCGTTCTGCACCTTCTGCGGGCGATACGTACTGTCCTTTTTAGGGTCCTCGTAGTAGCGAGTCTCATCGCCGTCAATCTGCTCTTCTTCTCGAGTTTTATCGTACTCGGAGCGCTGATCAGCCACCCATGACGGCCAGTCCGAGAGAAGAAGACTGACATCATTAGCCGTCAGTGGCGGAAGGCGATTAGGCAGAGACGCAACAGGGGCATCCGCGACCGCGCGGGGTTCGCCTACGATGCCGCGAAGATCGAGCGGCCTATCATCAATGATTGGGCGCTGCTGTGGTGCTGGTGCGCCTTCCTCGTCGACAGGCCCGGTCTGATTAGCTGGAACAGTCTCGCTTGAACCGTCGTCAAACTTAACAGTTACAGTCTTGTCATCCGGGTTAATCGACGAAATGTTCCCCGAGCGACCGCCAGTGATCGACACCCGCGACCCGTTCTTAGCAAACCGCCCGGTGCGATCGCGCACCTGCTGGCTAGCCTTCTTCGATCGCTCTTCAGGAGTGTACGAACCGTCGCCGTCTGAGACCTTGATACCAGTGTCGCCCGCGGCAACGACAACAGTGTCAATAAGATCCCAGTCAACTTCGAATAGTGCGGTCTCGACCAACGACGCTTCTTCCGCGTCGATGTCATAGACTGACACCGGAGCAAACGGGCTCTCTTGTAGACGGGCAGAAATGATAATTGCCGCCTGCGCGTCAATAACGATGTGAGCTTTGTCACAGGTGTCATACGGGTCGTCCAGCATGCGGTCATACCCTAGAGGATCACCGTCAACAGTGGCAAAATCTTGCCAGCAGCCGTCGTCCCAAACTGAAATGGATCCAGCTTCATCGACCATGTACAGTCGGTCGATCCCTGAACCGTCAAGACGTACGCGTGCCACGAATTCTGGCGCCGCATCCTCGTCGAGCTCAAACGCGAGTTTGAACGGGTCAACGTCTGCATCATAGTCTGTGGCCATGCGGTAATCATCAAGCGAGTACCCGCCTGCACGCATAGCTTTCTTGTTTTCACGCTCGACGATCGCACGCGCCCAACGCCATGCTGCATCGCCACCCCACAGAGCCCAGGCAATACGCCCACGTGACGGGAAACCGTCCTCGCCCGGCTCGTAGCCCTTAGCCTTCTTGTCAATCTCGTGGCGCGGGAAGTACTTAGCGATATGGCGAATCTTCTCAATACCGATTTGCCCGCCCTGCGCAAGCGTTCTCGCTGTATTCACGCCCACAGGAGTTCCACCGCGCTTAAACTCCTTGCGCCACTCGAGCGCGCGCTTAGCCTCAGCTTGCACACCCTTCGGGATCGTGTACATGCGCCCAGACGCGGTAACAACGCGGATGTCGAGATTCGACACCGCGCTGCTGGCGAGATCAAACGCACTAGTTGGCGCAGACAGATTCTCAGTTGTCCATGACTCTGTAGAACGTAGCGAGGCCACACTTCCGCTAGCAACGACAATGTTGGCGCTCTCGTCTACAACCGCGGCAGAGCTGCCGTCGATGAAAAGTAGACGCGAACCATTGCGGCCAACGAGCTCCATGCTAGTCAACCTTCTCCTCCGTTACAGGACCGCCGGACACCCAGGCGCGGCAGGTCCTCGCCGAGGCGCACTTGAAATCAAACGCTTCGCAGTACCCGAGCTCGCCAGCCGCGTCAATCGCGTCAAACTCGTCGGCGTCATCGGTAAGACCAGACGAGATGCAATTCTTCATGCTCGGTGTCACAATGAACACCGCGCAATTTCCACAGCGCTGACGCTTTGCCGATTCGGCGTCGACGTTCCACTCCTGGGCAAGCGCGGACCAATACTCATCATTGGGCTCAGCGGGATTCAGCGGCCCGTACATTGCAGTGTCAATCGCGTTCTGGCGATTCCTAAGATTGAGCGCGATGTCCTGAGTAGCAGGCGGGCAGGCGCCTGCCGCAGCAGTGATACCTTCCTGCACGTCCTCGTACTTCTTAACCTCGGCGAACGTCAGCTCGTCGTCATCGGAGAGCTTGGCCCAGGCTTTGATAATTTCCGGCTTGACGTCGATGACCTGTAGCCCGTCAAGCGACTCGTCATCGGCTGGAAGCTTAAACCACCCGTCACCTTCGCGCAGATAGATGCCATCAGCGCCGCTGTAGATTAGATCCTGAACTTCCTGAGTGTCAGGGTCAACCGTTACGAACAGCGACTCGTCCGCCGCTGGCGCATCCGGGCTGAACGCCATTGCTACCTCCAAGTCGATGCTTCTCTCGATCGCCTCGGCTGGAACCTCAGCGGCCAGAGAAGATGCCCACAGGCCATCGGAATCTTCAACTGCTCGTATCGTATAGATCCTACCAAAACTCGAGAACGTTATAGCTCCAGTTTTAGGGTCAATATCGACCGAGTCACGCGAATCAACCGGGTATTGGCGCTCAACGCCGTCATACCCGCCGACGTAGACATACGTGACGCCATCCTGCTCGACAACTAGCCGTGGCGAGTACGCTACTCGGGGAACAACCTGACCCTCGTCCTCACTATCCAGAACCGCCGGACCCCAGGCAAGATACCCCTGGTCTTTGACCTCGTCAGGCGCCTGTCGTAATTTGCGCACGTCATTCTCCCTTAGCTAATCTTGTCCATGGCGGCCTTGAGCTTTGCGCGCTCCTCAGGCGAAATATCGGGCAAAGCCTCGCCCTTAGAGATAAAGATCTGCTCAATCGGAATACCACCGAGTGAGAAAATCCCGCGTGCCTTCAAGGCGGCGATTAGATCATCGCGCATACGAGCCTCGGGGATAAGCACGTGATCAAGGTCAGACCAGCCAAGACGATGCTTGAGCATTAGCTCATACGTGTACGGAGTAATGTTTTTAATGATGTCAGCCGTGTTGGAGCGCTTGCCGAACTTGTCACTTTTGTTCGCATACATATCCAGGCGCTCGAATACAGCCTCGGGCCTAAACACGATGCGAGGTCTGGAATTATACGAGTCCGAATACACTGTCGTGTCCGGGCGATAGCCCTTCGGAGCAGTAAACACGTAGTCAGCTCCGCCAGTCACGGCATCACTGGTAGACGACATTCCGTTCCGGCCAATACCCTCAGTCCAGCGCGAAGTTGTTGAAAGCAAACCATCGTGCGGGCTACCGAACAGCTCCAGGTAGTACTCAAGCCACGCCGCGCGGCGCTCATCCTCTGGCCCGCTATAGAGCAGCTTCCCTGTCGCCGTTTCCGACGGCGGAGTAATTGAATGAAGAATCGCCTTAACACCAGTAGCCTTAGCGATTTTCTCAGCAACCTCGGGAGGAAGCCTGTACTCAATGCGCCCGTCCGCTCCAGACACGACGCGAACGTCTTCTAGAGCAAAACCCCACTTCTTGTAGATCTCCTCAAGCTTAGCTTCACGAGGCGGGCCGGAAAGATTCTTAGTCGGGTTAGTTTTCTTGCCGAACAGGCTAAGCACACGATTCTCAATCAGTACCCGTGCATCTTCCTGAACGGCCGGACGCGCATCGCGCACGCCCGCCGCGGTCATTACCTTGGCGATGTCGTCCTCGGTAGCGTTACCGGGGAGAACCACCTGCACAAGATTATGGAACGCCTTAGGGCCGCTCGATGACGGGTTAGCCCCGTCGCTCGTGTTTGCCCGGTGCAAGATAACCGTAGCGGGGCCGCTATCCGTGTCGACAGTGAACTCGTACGTTCGACCGTACCCGTTCTTGTACGCCGAGTCCGGCGCAATGCGCATCAGCCCGTCCTGATCGCGACGGAGCTTACGGATTCTCAACTCCGTGCTCTTTACATCCGGATCGCCAAACACCTTCTTAGCCAAAACGGCACCGGCCCAGCTGGTCAGACGATACTTGAGCATGAGCTTCTCGTCGCCGCCCTGATCGAGCACACGAGTGACGCGCACATCCAAGTCTTCAACATCACCCGCGTCAGTCGCAACAGATGCACCTCGAGTTGCGGAGTCGGCGTCTTGACGAACATAGTCAATTGCTCCGCTCATTGACTTCACGTCTTCAAAGTTCGACTGATTCCAAGACTGCGGCTCATCGACGACAACCGCGGGCGCACCAGTCTGAATCGGCTTGCTTGACTTCTTAGGAGTGTTGCTCTTCGCGACCGGCATGTCGCCAGTGCCAGACACGACAACCTTCTTGACCGAGCGAGCCTTCTTGGTCTCGTCCGGGAACTTCACGTCGACGTATGTTCCGTTCGGCTGCAGCTTAACGACAGTACCCTCGTTGCCCTGCGCGTCAGTAACCTTCGCGCCGACCCAGATCGGGTTGCCATTTGCGTCAGGCAGCGTGGGCGCGCCTGGCGGAGGAGTAGGTATGTCGGCTGTCTCCGCAGCAGCGGGCGCCGCCTCTGGCTCAGATACGTCAGCCTCGGGCTCGCTGTCATTGTTGTCATCCTTGAACGACGTGTAGTGCTCGCCGGAGACCGGGCCAATCTTCTCGAGGCCGCCGTAGATTGACGCGAGCGCGTCGTCAAGTGTTCCGACACCCATACCAGGCTTCAGCGCGATCGACCATGACTTATCGTCACCGTTGTAGCGATAGCCGGCCTTCTTGAGTGCGTCCTTGATCGGGAAAGTCTTACCCTTCACGGTCAAAGTTACGCCGGCGACCTTGCCATCGTACTTACCCCAGGCGTTGTAGTCGCTAACAAGATCGCCCTTGATGCTGTATTCAATTCCGTCGCCAACCGTACCCGAGTAGTCGATCGCTTCAAGCGCGCTCTTCGATACAGACTTAACCACGCTGCCGGGCGTCTCCATCTTCGGCAGCTTAAGATCAAGAGAGTCCGCGGCGGGAGGCTCACTTGCGGCAGGCTCCGGCTCAGGCGTTTCTTCAACATCTGGAGCAGTATCTAGTTTGTCAATGGTCTCAAGAATATTTTCAAGTTCGACATCGTCGGTGTCAAAGTCCCCGTCGCGGAAAACAACTACAGGCGCGTCCTTTGCCCCCTCCGCGCCCGGCGGGATAAGAGCATAGTAGTTGGGGAACTCGCGCCACTCCCAGCCCTCGCTCTCAAGATACTTTGTCGCCTCGACGTAGTTCGAGTCACCGTCAGCGTCCCAGCGCGCCTTAGCTTCTTCTGGAGACTCTAGATTAGGCGTAGCGGGCGCCTCGGGAACCGCGGGCTCTGCGGCTGCAGGCTCTGGAGCTGCAGGAGTTGGCATCGTCGGAGCATTGTCCTTAGGCTCTGGAACCGACCAGCCCTTGTCCTCGAGCACGGAGATCAAAGCGCTTACGCTGATCGGAGTTTCGTACCCTCCGGGAGGCGCGATGTCGACAACGGAGTCACCGCTGTACATTGCCTCGTAGATATTCCAGCGCTGATCCTTAGCCAGGTCAAAGATATCGGCATTCGAGTATTTACCGTTTTCACCGTCGGCCAGCGATTCTGCGATGTCCGCGTAGGCCGCACTAATCGGCATACGCTCGTACTCGTACGCGGCCTTCGGCCCATTCAGCACAACGTCGGACACGATCGCGTCGATGTCGTCACGCCCATCGCTTGTTAGACCGTCACGTATTGCAGGGAGTAGCGCACTCGGTATGAAAACCGATTGCGGATTCTTATCGTAGTACGCAGGGTGCCGAAGCCGCAGATAGTTGTACATGTCCACGGCAGGCTCAATACCAAGGGCATCAGCGATAGCGTCCACGCCGACCCCTCCCTGCAGGACGGGCTCGAGAGCCATGAGCGCATCGATCTTGCTCTGGAACGTGGAAGTGTCCTCAGGCTCCCCCGCGGAAGGCGCTTCAGGCGCTTCAGGCGCTTCAGGTTCAGAAGCTGGAGACTCGTCAGAGTCTGTCAGAATCTCGAGCGTCTTCGTCGAACGCACAATCTTCTTACCCGACGCGTCCTTGACAAACACATACTTTGGGTTCTTATCAAACTTGACAACCTCAGCCTCGAGCCCGTCCTTTGTAGAACGAACCTTCATGCCGATCTGCAACGGCGTTCCGTCGCTTGACAGGTAGGCGTCCGTCGGTGGCGTGGGCTCAGGCTCAGGCGACGGCTCATCAACCGTAGCAGCAGGCGGGGTGTAGTCGTCAGGGACACCAGCGGGCTCCGGCGTAGCAACACCGGCAGGCGTTTCCTTCTCGTCATCAACGTACGTGTTAACATGCGTCTCTGGCTGCTCATCATTCAAGCTCACGTAATCAAGAATGTACTGACGACGCGCCTTTAGCTTATCCGACAGCTCCTTGGCTTGCTCAGGATCCTGCACGATCGCGCCGACCATGTCTTCGATCTTGTCCGGAGTCATCGGCAGAAGCTTACGTGCGCTCTCGCGCAACTGATCCGTCGACATGCTACCAAACACTGCAAACGACTGCGCGTTCTTATTCTGGTCGCGCAGTGTGTCAAGCTCAGTGACTTCGTTGCCAAACGCGCCACCCTTCGGCGCGCCCTGCGCCCGGAAGATAAGCGCACCACCCGGGTCAACACGCACCGGGTTACCATCCGCGTCAGTGACAACGTTATCAAACACGAGACCAGCGACATCCCAGTTCGCGAGCCAGGCGTCAACAGCGAAACCGTCCTGCACCTTCTCGAGGTAGTCCTGCTCGTCGAGGCGCGAACCAAAATCGCTCGTCGCGCCGTCAATCATCGGCGACACCGTCACCAGGTCGCCATTGCCGTCGCGACCCAGATAAATTCCTGCCGCGTCAACACCAGCCGCACGATACAAAGCCGACGCGAGCGTTTCGTTCTGCGCGTGCAAATCGCTCTTCGGGTACTTCACGTAGTAGCGGTTACCATCCGCGTCCTCGTACGTGCCACCCTTGTTCGAGCCCATCTGACCGCCGACCTGCTTCCAGTCAGAGATATCGAACTCTGACAGCGCAGTCTCGTCCCGGACCGCTGCGATCTCGTCAGCCGCGATCGACTCAGCAGGCTCAATGTCGGGCTCATCGGTCTCAGTATCAGCGTCAACGCCGTCACCGGCGTTCGCCACGTCACGCAGAATCTCGTCCGTGTCGAATCCCTGAATCTGCAGCGCGTCGCGAATAGCCTCGACGGGGATCTGTGCAGTGTAACCCTCGTCAAGCGGGTACTCAAACGAGCCAAACCCGGTGCCATCCTCGACGCCGGCGCGAAGCTGCTCGATCAGATCGTTCGTCTCCCACATCTCCGCAAGATACAGAGGGCTATCCGTGAAGCCCTCCGGGACGCCCTCATAGTTATCACCCTCAGGGTACTCAGGCTCATACGCGTCAGGGCTAACGTCGTGGTAACCTTCCGGCATCTCGACGTATTCATTCTCGGACAGCAACGACGAGTAATCGCCATTCGCGTTGTACCGCGCCCACTCTGGCGTAGTCATCGGGCGAAGATTAACGACGTACGTATCCTTGGTTTCGCCACCGTACGTAGGCGCGGTCTCCTTTGTCACCGAATCCACGACGTACTGACCCCAGACGACATCCTCGTGCTCGTGGAAGAACCAAGAAAGACGCTCGATGTTCATTGACGTAGCTTCACCGGCGTCCAGTCGAAAAACAACACCCGCAGTGTTATCATCTGACTTAAAGTTGCGCTTCGCATACGAGTCAGCGGTCGACTCTTCCCAGGTCCAGCTAGACGGAGCAAAGTTAATGACTGAACCTTCAGTCGTGTACAACTCAAAGTCTTCGTCAAAGATCGACATGTCGACGCCTCGGAATACCGGCCTCTGATTCGCTGACGCGCCAGCGGCAAGGATTTCCGCGAACGCGCGATAGATTTCAGAGCCTTCCTCACCCGCCGCGAACGCGCTCTTTGACTCCTTAAAATCGTCAATACTGCCAAGCTGCTTATAGATCTCGCTAGCAAGCGCAGAAACTGCGTTGTAATCAGAATCGTCAATACCGCTGTAGTCCGCGAGGGCTTTAGCCACTTCCCTTAGCCCGGTGCTGACTACTCCCCCGTCCCCATTGTCGATGTGCTGGAACAGTCCCCACCAACTTGCAATAAGAGCCTTATCGCTGTCGCTTGCCGTGTCGCTCATCACTCCAGCAAGCGCTGGCGCCAAGAACTCAGCAATGGCGGCGCGATTTGCCCCGGCCTCAGATTCATCGGCGGGGATCGGAAGCTGCATCGTGAAATCGCGAAGCTCACGAACACCAGGCTGGAGCTCATCGACATCGATCGCGGAGATTTCCGCCGCGATATTCAGCTTCTCGAGCTGGCGCTGGCTAACGTAGACATCAGGCTCGGCTTCCTCTACGCTTTCTTCCTCGAGAATCTCGTCAAGCTCATCGGCAACAACCTCTGGCTCCTGCTCGCGAATCTCAGCCAGCGGCGCGCTGTCGCCTTCGCCGCGCGACTCGTTGAGTGCGTCACGGTTCTGCGAATCACCAGCGCGCGAGTCGTACATGTCCGCGACAAGCCCGTCAATGTCAACACCGCGCTCCTGCAGCGCCAGGTACAGCGCCTCGGCAGGGACGTACTCGTCGCCGCCGTCAAACGCGAGCTTGCCCGAACCGGTCGCCGTGTTATTGACCTTCTTCTTAGGCTTCGGGCCAGGCTTGCTCTTCTTAGGCTTCGGCGCGTCCTCGTCGTCATCGCTCGGCTCGTCGTCGAGCTGCTCAAGGAACGAATCCGCGAAACTCTTATCGTTGACCAGCGCCTCGGCAAGCGCCTCGGTCAGCTGCTCTTCGCTAAACTTCTGCGCGAGAACGCGGGGGTCGTCAGTGTAGTCGGCGCTGTCCTCGTCGACACGACCCTCAGGCTCGAAGAAATCCAAGTTCATCTTGTACGCGCCGTCGGGCACGTTTGGAAAATCAAATGAATCAGTTGCGGCTTCTGGCTCTTCAATAATAGCTACGGGCTCTAGCTCAGTTTCGACCGTAGGCGCGGGAGCTGCTTGAGGAGCGGCTGGCTTCGCGGCCTGGACTACCTCGTACTCTTCATCAGCTTCGGCGTGCCTGAACGACTGTGTGCTGCCGTCGTCGTATGTGACATCCGTACGACCCTTCGAATTCGGACCGTATCCGTTCTGCTCGTCGAAGAACTTATTCATGCTTTTAACACGACGCCACTTGCTGTCGCTACCCTTGACCCAGTCGCCTTCAGCGATACGCCGATGAGAAACCATTTCCGGCGTACCCTCCGGCGCGGATGGCACAGCAGGCGCAGACTTGCCGGTCGGAATAATCGGAAGCTTCGCGTTCTTCGGATCGCGGACGATCTCGTACTCTTGACTTGTGTCAGAGTGCGGGAACGACTGAACTAGACCACCCTTGTAGTAAACATCGGTACGCCCTGTGGAATTAGGCTTAAATCCATTTACGTCGTCATAAAAACGCTCAACACGGGTGACCTGGCGCCATTCGCCGTTCTCCTGACGCACCCAGTCGCCTTCATTGATGTTGCGATGCGACAGTAGCTCAGGCTCACCTTCAGGGACAACAGGTTCAGCTGACGGAGCTTCTTGAGCTTCAGGCTCAGGGATAAGCTCAGGTTCCGGCGTTGTTGACTTTGACTCAACGGGCTTGCCGGGTGGAATAACCGGAAGCTTCGCGTTCTTCGGATCGCGAATAACGTCGTATTCCTTGCTCGTGTCGCTATGCGGAAACGACTGAGTCGATCCATCCGTGTACACGACGTCCGTGCGACCTGTCGAACTTGGCTTAAAACCATTCGCGTCATCATAGAAGCGCTTGACAGACTTAATCTTGCGCCACTTGCCGTCATCGCCGTTGACCCAGTCATCCTCGAAGAAATTGCGATGCGACAACGGCTGAGGAGTGCCGTCAGGCATATTCGACTTGCTATCCGGAACGTACGGTGCCTGCACCTCTGGCCAAGAGTCTTCACCGTCACCCGCACTGCTCGGCTTGCGCACAGTGTCAAGAAACTTTGCGTTCTTCTCAGAGTGAATAACGCTATACTTGGTATCAGCGTCAGAGTGCAGGAACGACTCAGTTGACCCGTCGGTGTACGTGATATCAGTGCGGCCCTTCGAATTTGGGCCAAAACCATTATCATCGTCGTAGAACGAAGTCTTCGTCTTTACAGTGCGCCACTCGCCGTCCTTGCCAAGAACCTTGTCGCCCTCGTAGATATCGCGATGATTCTCGAGAACCGACTCTTCGCCGTCAAGGGACGCGCCAGGCTCGGGCTTCTCTGGCCTATCCTTCAAGCGATTCAGTGCATCATTAGCCTCACGCGTCGCATCCCAGCGATCCTTCTGAAACTTCTGCGGCAAATCAACGTCGCCCGACGTCGCCAAATCGTTCTGTGCGTCGCTCCAAACCTCGTCATCGCTCAGCGCCTCAGAGATCGTGTCACGAGACTCACCATTGCGGACCATGTCGACAATGCTCGAGTCAACGCCAACCTTGTCAAGAGCGTCCGCCATGCGCTCACGAGACTTGTCGTATCGCTCTTGCGCGATGTCAGGCAGAGCCGCTTGCACGCCGTCCCAGTTGTAGAACGACCGGCCCTCGACCTCGAGCATGCCCTTATTCTGCTTGACCCGAATAACATCGCCATTCAGATCGGTCGTGTACTCGATATCGTCAATGAACTCTGTCGACTTGCGATCAAATGATGGAGCAGCGGCAGGGCCTGACTGCTCGGCCTGCCACTGCGAACGCTCCTCGGCACTGCCGGGTGCATCAAGCTTCCGCGGGCTATCCGCCGTCTCCGGAAACTCAGCGGTCCAGTTGTCAGGGACGCTTCGCCCAAACGCGTCAACGCCACGAGAAACCTGGTCCTCGAGATCGGCTGTGCGCGTGTAAACATGCTTATCGTACTCAGCCTGGCGCTTCTTCGACCAGGCAGCGACCTTCTCAGCAGTCGCCGCATCATCAATCTCCGCCTTAGCCTTCGCGTCAGCGTCCGCGGCCTTCTTCGCGTCAGCCGCTACCGAGTTATCCTCGACGATGCCGAGCGTGTCCGCCCAGTCCTGCGCGTAGCCAACAACACGCTTGCTACCATCCGTGGAGCGAATCTCATAGAGAGGAAGATCCTTATTCCACTTACCAGACGGGTCAGCACCGCCGCCGCGAAGATCAAACGTGCCCGGATTCTTCTGATTAACGCCGCCAGCCTTGTTGACGCGGGCGCCAAGTTCCTTGTCGATCTTGCTGTAGCGCGTGATTGTGTACTCATCGTCCGTGAACACGTCAATACCATCACTGGACGCGCTCTCGTCCTTGCGCCATCCCGCGGGCGCGCCAACCATCTCAGGAACAACAGTCTCGAAGTCACTCGTAATCGCGTCATCCGGCCCGTCACTATCGACGCCGTCTGGCAACGCGGTATCCGGCAGCATTGCCTTCGCGCCCTCGGTCTTGTTCGCGGGCACGCGAACAACTGAACCGTCCGGCAACTGTAGATCAAGACTTGACCCGTCGTTCGGGTAGCCGACAACACGACCAATCGTCATCTCCGAGCCGCCGCCAGGCAGACCCATGCGGAAACGCATCGGCGCGCCCATCTCCGCGAACCGGCCCTTACGGTCACGGCGCTGCGCACGTGCACGCGCCGAGCGCGCCGCACGCGAGTTACCGTCAGCGATCAACGCCTTGAGCGGGTCTCCGACAACAAACACTGCGGGGACAGACCCGGGAGGTAGCGCGGCCAGACGGGCACGAGCGTGATCCGCCTCGACGCTGCCCGGCTCATACGAAAACGCCGCCGCGACCAGCGGTCGAGCATCAGGAGCAATCTCCGGGTCAACGCTCAGCCACTGCGCCTGACTGCGACGCAGCGCCGATGCGGTCATCGCGTGAGGCGCCGTCGAGGAAGGGTGCCCAACCGGCAATAGGTCAGTGTTACGAGGCTCCACACCCTCTCTAGCCCCGTGAGCAGCCAACGAAAGAAACGCCGACAGCGCCCGAATCGCCGCAAGACGACGAGCCTCGGGCTCAAGCGCGCGGAACTCGTCCAGTGCCCGGTTCACAACGCGCGCCGCGGACAGATACGTCACCTGGCGCTCAGGCGCGATCATCGCATTGTTGTCACGAAGCAGAGACAGCACGTCACGGCGCAACGAGGAACGCTTAGACGGCGAGAAGTTCTTCGCGCGGGCAGGATTACGCGAACCAGCCTCGACAAGACGGTCGATTGGGCTTCTCACTGCTCGACTCCTTCAATGCGTGGTAGCAAATCCGCGTCCCGAGAAACACGACCGCGGCTAGCGAGTTCGTACGCGCGACGATACGGGTCATCGCCATCGCGCACCGCGCGACGCCAAACCGCGCGCAATGGCTCGATCATCTCGTAACCCTCACCGGAAAACTCCGCCAGCGAAAAGATCGCGTGCTCAGGCGACTCATAGTCAGAATGCGTCACCAGACGTACAGCGAGCGCTTCCTCGATCGGATCAACTCCCGACGCCGTCACTCCACGAGACGACTTCGGGTGACCAGACGGCAACAGGTCATTGTCCTGCGTGTAACTCGACTTCGCCGGCCGCCCGGACTTCAACAAACGCAGAAACGCGTTCACGCGCGCCATCGCCCATGCGTCGCGAGGGACGCCAGGGCGATGCGACGATGAGTACGCACCAGCACCACGGCGATACACAGCCTTGAGCATCGCAAGAGTCGCCCGGCGACCATCGCCGGCCTTCTCGTTGTGCTTCTCCATCTTGCTTCGCAGCGCGTCCTCGGTGCGCTTCGAAAACTGAATTGACCTCGCGCTCTTCCGCTCCGCGGAACCAGGAGCGTTACGCTTCGAGCCCTTAATGCGATCCTTCTTCGGGGCCGGTCGAGACGCCGCCGCGGAAATCGAAATCTCGATCTCCGTCTCGTCA